AACAAGCACACATAATGGGATAATAAATATAAGACGTAATCCAATATCTATTACAATGTCTATTTAAATATTTAATAAAATACTGGTCAATGGAATGTATTAATACAAAACCAGAATACGCACCTATTAAAAGATAAATAATTAAGTAAATCATATTATAAATTTATAAGTTTTTTATTTATTCGTAAGGCAGGATGTATTAAACCTTTATAAGAAGTGAGATTATCTAATTCTAATTCATTTTTAACACTACCATTTTCAATAAAATAATCAAGGCATTTTGCAAATGCTTCTTGTCTATAATTACTAGTAAGACTATGTGCTGAATTTAATTCTAATATGTAAGGTTTATTATCTTTTACAATAATATCTACTCTACAAAAGTCTATATTAAAACACTTAACTGCATCTAAAGCTTCTTTACATATTTCAATTGGCCATTCACTCCATTTTACATTTTGAAATCGATGTGTACCTTGAGCTACATTCCAAGCAATTTCATTATTTGCTCCTTCAATTTTAGGAACTTTTTCAATTACACTCCAAATACGATTATTAAATATAAATACACCAAACTCTCTGTCTTTTTTAATATATTCAGATATATAAACGTCTTTACCTAAGTTGCTTATGTGATATTCAGCGTCAAACAATTCACCTTGGTTATTACAGTAATACAATATTTTACCTTGAGCATGATATTCAGGTCTTACTATTACTGGAAACGTATCAACAGCTTCAATATCTTCATATAATTTAGGAACACTAACACCTGCTTCTTGTAATATTTTACGAGATAGATATTTATTATTAATTGCTTTAATTCCCTCTGCTTTATTTAAAGTTTTTTTTGAAGGAAATTGTGAAGTACACCCCCATCTAATCAATAAATCAGTATCTTGAGGAATTTCTTTATCGTTTCTAGTAATTTCAATATTGTTATTGGAATTACTTTTAATTCCTATAGTAGACGTGTTTCCTAACCCACGTCTTCTTAATATTACTATTTTCATTTTTAATTTTATTTAAGTCTTAGTTCTGTTTGCGTTATTTACTAGTTGCGCGCAATAAAAATTACTACGTTCGGTCATTAAAATAAGCGTCTGCTATTGTCTTATTGGGGTCAATGGTTTTAATCCATTCTAAAATTTGCCAAAGCGTTGTATCACTTCTAAACTTTTTAGTGTAAGGGATAGTCTTATATTCTTCTTGCCCTATTTGCTCAAATTTTAAAATAGTTACTGTTGTCATATCCGTAATTTTAAAAGCGTACAACATTGTATAAAGTTAATACGCTATGATGGTCTGTTTAATTCTTTTACTTTTTACAGTTTTATATTTATTCTTCAAAGTAATCACTTATATCCGACACAGCGTAATCAAAAGTGCTAAATTCAAAAAAAATGTAGGCAAAAGGCTCTAAGATAATAGCTATTAACAAATACACTAATTAATTGAAATTTAACTTATGTTGCCAAAATCTATTATTTTTAAAATATTTATCGTACCATTTATTTTCAGGTATTTTATCGATAAATCTTGAACCATTAATTCTTTCGATTTTAGGTAATTCTTTAAAGTTATTTGTAGCACCATTAAAATACATGGAACTTTTAATATTAGATCTTCCTCTTCTATTTTTTAGAACATGAATAGATCTATAATTATCTTGTAATTTAAATATATTCCAATGTCTATACATAGGAATTTCATACCTTTCTGGTGCAAACAATCCCCAAACAAGTAATGCATCTCTCTGAGTGTATTTATTATCACCTAAATCAGATAAAGTTGGTTCTAATTTAGCTAAATTCAACTCACCTTCATTATTATATTGTTTACTTTCTGAGCTAGCAGATTGTTGTTGAACCAAAACCATTATATAATTATACCTTTTGGAAATCTTACGTCTTCCATAATTACCAGAAAACTTTCTTATTGTGGTATGAAGAGTTTCGCCATTTTCTTCTTGTAGTAAACCAATATGATCTGTTATTACAATGACATAACTTTTTTTATAAGGTTCGTACTTATCAAAAACAACTCTTTCTTCGTTTTGAATTTTAATTTTCTTCTTGTATATGGTACCATTATTTTCTGCGTAATTTTCAACATATTTTAAAATACCTGTTGGATTAGCTATATCATCTTGAATATCAACACTTTCTAAAAATTCATCAATTAATGAACTCAAACTTTCAACTTTTTCTAAAATGTAATTTGAAACTTTTGAATCCATAGATAATAATTTGTTAGAATCTATTTCAATATCATAAAAGTGATCTAAGAAAAAGCAAGTAGCATCTGCTATAAATTCTTCTTTTGTTTCTTCTAAAGCAAAATACATTATCTTTAAAGGTACTTTATTTTCTCTACACCATAAAAAAGAATGATAAACGTATAAATATTTAGTAAATTGAGTTTTACCAACTCCGGAATTCGCAGTAACTATTATATTTGTACCTTTTGCGGTACCCGGAATAAAGTTTCTTAATTTTGGAAATGGTAATGGTATACAATTGTAATCATTGTTTTGATAAAATTTTAAACTATTGTAAAAAGATTTAAAGTTCATGTCCAAATGTTATATCTTCTCCGTCTTCTAATTCTTCAAGATGTGTTAATAACCTAGATTCAAACACCCCATCAACCTTCTTTTTAATCGTATAGTGAGCTTTTTGTAAATATCTAAACCCTGAAGACCTTTCAGATTTTATATACTTTCTAACAGCTTTTATTATATCTTCTTGGCTATAATCATAAGTATCAATAAATTCTTTAAGTCTAGTTTTAATTAAAATTCTAGACGAAGTAACTCCGGGTTTTAAAGGTTTTCCATTTTCATCTAAAAAACAATTTCTGTACTCTTCAACTAATTGATCTAAATCTGAATCATTGATGGTAAATAATTTAACATCTTTTAACTCTTTTCTTCCTTTTGCAGTTAGATTAAAATCATAATCAATACATTTCTCGTTTTCTAATTCGTTTAACATTAAAGCAATGTCCTCCTTCTGACATAACAAAAGAAGGACTTGCTTTAAGTTGTTACTAGTTATCTTCATAGTACACTATTTTAATATTACCTAAATGTACAGTTTTTGTGTGATTAACTGCACAAAACCTATGGTAATAATCTTTTGCTTTTTTCGTGTTTGTAAAAAATATTTTATACATGATCTAAACAGTTTTCAATTTCTTCAATAGAGTAAAGTTCACAATATTCAAGTAGTAAAATAAACTGAATATCGTATAAATTCATTTTATCAACGTTTTTAAGCTTTTTAAGTTTTTCTTCAAGCATTTTTAAAGTCTTTTAAGATTTCATCCACCCATTTTTGGTCCTGAGTGTCTTTTAAACATATTATATGTAATTTAGCAATGTAATTTTCCTGTTTAAGTAAACTTCTACTTATTTTTTGTGTAACATCACCATTTTTATTTTGATTGGCTTGCATAATTACAAAATGATCTACATTTTTAAACGTAAATCCTACACCGCCACTGTTTACACAAGCTAGTAAATCTATTTCACCATTTAAAAATTTGTTTAACTTTTCATCTGATGTTTTAGAATTATAAGTGTGTTCTGAAATTTGTTCCGATACCTTAATATTAGGACAAAATACAAGAATTCTACCTTTTAAATTTTTAATTAAAGATTGAGTAGTCTTTAATTTTGAAAAAGAATTATGAATAGCATGCATTCTATTAATATAAAAATATTTAGGAACATTTTGAAGTTTAAACATTGCTGCTCTAATGCGTCTTTCAATAAAAGCATAATTTTTACGCTCTGTTGTTTTGAATTCAACATTTTTAGTTTTAACTTCTATGTTTTTTTCAGTATCATCTGTTACACAATTAACTACATTAATTTGATATTCAGGTAGTATATTAAGTTCAACAGCTTCATCAATGTCTACTTTATAAATAGTTTTTAAATTTAAACTACTTAAAATTTCTATTTTTTCTTCATGTTTTGAAGGTGTTCCGCTAAGACCAGTAATGGAATTTGCTGTTAAGTTACCATTTAGTAAATTAAAAGAGTTATTAGGTGTAACATATTGAAATTCATCTAATATGATTTTATCATAATGACCTTTTATTTTTTTTAAACTCGCATAAGTTATAATTTTAGTTTTTTTTAAATATGTTTTTGCTTTCCATTTAATAAATTCATTTGGAATATCAACATCTCGTAATTTAGATGATGGGGTAACCCATAAAATTTTACTTGCTTTTTCATTTTTAATAATGTCAATAGCAATTTTAGTTTTACCCGTTCTTGGAGCTAATTCAATAAGTCCGTGAGTATCATCTAAATTAGAGATTTTGCTTTGTAATTCACTTTGTATCATAATATTACAATTAAAATACAATACAAAGTAAAGAAAAAGTTAAAAATAAACCCATATATGTATATAAGAACATGAAGTAAATCATTACGTTTTTCTATATCCATATCTGAATACCTTATGAACATGAAAGGTACGAAAATGGACAATACTAATAATACTTTTTGAACAACAATACTTTCGTTTTCATCACCCGAATCTGAAATTACATTTTCGTTTTTCATAATTTATAATTTAGTTTAAAATAATTTAAGTTGACTTGGTTCTATATCTTCAATCAATTCTTTACATTTACGAATATAATATTGATAATTTATATCGTACTTAGTTTTTTCCCGATTATCATTTAAAAGTTGAATAGTATATCCTTTCAACATATTTTCTAAATTACCATTGGGCTTTTGCTTATAAAGATATTCACCTGATTTAGATACATAATATCTGTTAAGTCTTTGTTGTTTTTCTCCTCCCCACCACACAGTAAACTTTTTGTCTACTTTAGGTGCATTACAAAACAAATAAATGTTTGTTTCTTGTTTTATTGTTTCTTCTATTGGTATTCCATAGATAAAATAATAATTTAAAGCTTTTGGTATAATTAAACTATCAACCGAATTACTTAATTCAGGACTAGTTACCATCATACCTTTTTGTTTAATATTGAGTTTATCTAATGGTAATACTTCATTGGGTTGTTTAATTACTGCTAAATAATCATTAACCGACCAATAATAAATTCTATCATAAAATTCGTGTTCAAATAAAACATTAAATTGTTGTTCTACTTGATTAACAAGTTTATAATACTCATCTAATCTATTTTTGTCTACTAATACTTCAATACCATCTGTATTAGCACTAACTACTTGAAAATTAGCTAATGAAGCTTCTTCAATTAGTTTAGTTAAGATTAATTGGCCCATTAATCGTAATTTCATAGCTCCTTCTGGGTAATAAAGCCATGAATAAGCTTGATCTAAAAGTCCTGATACACCATTTAAGACTAATTTATAAAAAGTATTATACAGATTATTATCTTTACCTTCTAATTTACCGCTTTTAGCTAAAAGTCTTTCTTTTTTAATTGTGGAATATCTTTTTAACACTTCCACAAATCTAATTAATTTATAATTTTCAATTACTGTTGGATATAACGAAGCAACATCTGAAGTAAGTAATTGATAATTACTATCAGTTTTAAATTTTTGATTCCTATTAACTGAATGAATTCCTCCCATTCCATAAGTTAAAAGAATAGTAGTCTTATTACAATTAAAATATACTGTCTCTGAAAAAGTATTTACAGAAGTATGTAACTTTTGTAATAATAATTTAAACACACTTGTTTTAAAATCAAAATGAGGTAAAATATCTTTAATGCGTATGATAGGTTTTTCAAATCTTAATTGTCGTATTTGTCTAGGATCCTCACCTGTTATTTCACAATAAGAATGAAGTAATTCTTCTGAAGCTAATTTAATTTGATCCCATGAATGACACGGAAACCCTTTTTGTTTATGGATATCAAATCTTAATTTTATTTCTTTTTCTTTAGCTTTTGCTAATTTTTCTGTAGCCTGTAAATCATTTATATTGTATTTAATAACCTCATCCATTTGTTCATAAGACAACATTTCATTAGGGTCATAAGGTAATTCTTGAATTAATGGCATGTTTAATTGTACCATTAATCCTTTTAAAGAAATCTTTTTACTCAATCTAAGCATTTTAGACCAATATAAAAATAAATCTACGTCTATGGAAGTAAATCTTTTTCTTTTAAATTTTTTATAATTAAAATAATCATCATTAATTATAGCTTTATTGAGTTTTACTAAACCTGATAATAATTGGTCTGTGGGTTTAAATTTATTTAAGATTATGTAATTAAACAAAAGATTATCATAATGAATACCATTAAATGATATCAATATTAAATTTTGTTTAAGATATTTTATTAAATCTTTACTTTGATTTTTTCTTTCAGATATTTCAAAAAAGACATACTCTTCTTTATCCCAATGTTTAAACCCAGCTAAAAAAAAATTAGGATATAGCTCATTATCAAATGTTATTCGCATGAGTTAATATTTTAGGTTTATTTTTTAATTTTATTCTATAATGATTAAAAAATAAAACATTATTTTTAATATAAACCCTAGTTCCTTTAGGTATCCATCCAACATCATCAGTTAAATAACCTACACCTTTTGCGTAATTTTCAGATTTACAAAGTTGTTCATCTTCAAACTGTATAATTTTATTATTAAGAAGATAGGTACCTTTAGTAAAGCGTAATACCTTATGATCTATTTCTAAAATAGATATTAAATCAAATCTTAGATTTTTTCTGCTTTTTTTGTTTAGTTCCATTATTTAGTTTCATTCTATTAATATTAAACTTTGTACGCTTAGAAAAATAAGAAGTAATCCAAAAAGAAAATCTCCTTGTGTTACTACGAATATTCCTAAGAGTAAAACAATACTTGCTAACAATTTTAATTTCATATGTGAAAAATAAAGTGTTGCCGACAGTTATTGCCGACAACACTATTTAATTAAGCTTTTACAGTATCCTCTTCAAGTTCAAAATCCTCAACGGTAGCACGTTGTGGAATACTTGAAAGAGGATCCGCAATAAGCAATACTTCTCCTTTGTCATTAGGGGGAAGCGCTCTCACATTACATTCATCTCCATTTTGAAAATCTACAGCATTCATAGAATTACTGTAAATAATACCAGAAGATTTCTTACTTTCACCTTTTATGTTTTCATACTCGATAGTACACACACAATAAGGTTTACCATTACTATTGGACAACCCCAAATCAGTAATTTTGGTAATTCTCCCTTGGAAATGAGTTTCCATCTTTCCAGTAACTTCATTTTTTACTCTTTTCATTTTACTATTTATTTAAATTAATACAAGTGATCTTATCAGGACTCGAACCTGAAACCTATTGCTTAGAAGACAATGGCTCTATCCAATTGAGCTATAAGACCAAAAAAAAAAAAGAAGTGACTCCTTCCATCATTCATCCAAATCATGTCACTTCTTTTCCATCTAACATAAACTAATTGATACCCATCGTTAACTAAGTCAAACTTATCGTTAACTAATTAATATGGGTATTTCATCCTTTTTCTACAAAAAGCACTTGACATTTATATTTAAATGTTGTACCTTTGCTGAAATTCTTTTCAAGATTTTAATCTTGTAAAGCAATGTTACAAAGTAACAATTGTATACAGGAATAAAATTTCTTTTCTTTGCTACTTTCTTTTCTTTGTTGAAAAGAAATAACTACCAACTTTTTATAAAACTATCTAAATATCAAACTGTCTAGTTTCTAGGATTTTCAACAGTCCCTTATTTATCTTTGATTACTGTAGTAATATCATATTTAGATTCAGGTAATCAAGACCTATTGCACCTCATACACATTTGTACGTTGGTTAACTCATTCTGTCTAGTAGCCCCTTTTCATTTTATAAAATAAATTAGTTGGTAGTTAAATGTTATTTTTTGTAATAGCAATAAATTTTATCCATAGTTTTACCTATAAGAGTATTATCTATATATTTAATAATCATAGGAATTATCTCTACTATACTCATTTCTGAATATTTACCTCCATCTTTTACTTCTGCATTTATTTGAAGTCCTATATTGTCTTGTAACAAAAGAATATTTAAAGCTTTTACTTTATCTTTATCACTAAACTTATTAATATAAGCTTTAAACAATTCAGGATTAAATTCTTTAAATTGTTTTTGATTAGGTTTGGATTCAAAAGTATCATCCATTAAATTAGACAACTCATCCGCATCTTTAATTAAATTAGGATGTTCTTTTCTCCAAATCTTTTCAATTTCTCTACCTGTTAAGGAGCTAGGATTTCTACCTATATCAAAATATATCCAACAAAGATTTAATTTGCTTTGTTGTCTTGTATCTTTAGGTAATTTACTCCACCATTCTAAAGCTTGTCTCCTTGTTTGATTTTTCATAGTATCTTTTGTTTTCTACGATTAATAATTAATGTGTACAACTTATTGGATATTTACCAGCAGTTTTTTTAAATCCTTCACAATAACAATCATGGTTAGAGAAAGGCTTAATACTACAAGGTCTAATTAATATAAACAAACTTGTTAATACTAGTATGATAAATAATATAAGTTTAAATTTCTCTGACTTTTTCATAACTTTCTTTTGTTTTGTTATTAGCATCATCACAACAGCTTCATTTATACTATTGATCTCAACATTATCAACTTACTGAAGTACCGAAGAGTTTTCACTATTGTAAATAGTCAAGAGATAATACAGATTTAAGCTTGCAACATATACTCTCACGTTACTACTATTAATAGTCGATGTTTATTATCTCTTGACGTAATTAATATTCTAATAAATCTTCTCCCCAACAAGCTATACTATACAATATCATAGCAGAATTTTTAGCTTTTTTCTTTTTCTTCCGAGGCATCTTTAAAGCAGCTTCATATTCAGATAAAGCTTTTTGTTTAAGAGCTTTATTTATAGCTTTCTGTTCAGACATATGATGCATTGCTAAATTTACCAAACTTTCCATAACATTTCTTTTTATTTTGTTATTAAAAAACCATTTATAATAGCTGTTAGTTGGTAACAACTCATTAAACAACTACCAAATGTTATTCACTATTATAAATGGTCACGAGATAATATATTGGCATATACATATGTAAGCTCTAAAATCGAGGGCCAAAATCCTCCAAGTCTTCACATTATCTCTTGTTGTAAACTCCTAAGTGTAAGTAAATTGATATATGCTGTGCTACATATTTTTATTGCTATATTTATACGAATATCAGCACATTAAATCGTATAATAACACTTCCTTCCTTCAACATATTACAATACAGTTGGTACACTTGATAAATTTAATATGTAGTAAATATCCAATACACTTTCACGTCTATATCTGGTCATAAATTTACTGTTTGAAAACAACATCTCTGTCTGCTACCACATTCAGGCTTGCACTGACAACAAATATTACTACAATTTATATTCTATCTTTCTTTAGTGATTATATAAGGCTAACATAGGCGTAGCATAACCACAACGTTTCAAGGTTTAACGTTCTACTTTAATAATTAATATCCCAAACGTCAACAAGATCTAAATAATAAGTTTCTTCTATAATACCATCTTCATTATAGATATCCATTATTTGAAAGTTGTCAAATGATTCTATTTCAACGTATTCTCCGTTACCATAGATATCAACAACTTCAATTACTTGAAAATCAATTGTTGTGTTTGGAATGTCATACTCCAAACTTACTATCTCTAATTGATAGGTGTTTTTTACTTGACTAAAACCTATTGATACTGTTAAGCACAATAGGAGTGTTAATATTTTTTTCATAATTAGTTATTTAAATTATTCTTCTTTTTAGTGGTATAAAATACGCACTGTCTAAGTGTTCTTGATATTTATTAGCTTGATAAAGAATAGCTTCTTCATAAAACCAATTTTCTTCCATGTAATTTTGCGATTCTGGCCATTGAACCAGAACATAAATTTGTTTCATTTTACTTAGTTTTAAGTAATAAAAAAAAACAGTTTTACATAGTATGTTTTCATACTACAACTTGTAATAGTAGCTACATATATTTCCACGCAAAGGCAACCATCACAATCTGGTTCATAAGGATTTAATTGCTAACCTTACAACTCTCTGTGATTCCATATATATTACAAGAAACTGTTTTGTTAACTTGTAAGGTTGTATGATGGATTTTCAACCAAACCAAGAGGTAATACACTCTCTGGTATTTTACTCCAACGTTACAAGAAACTGTTTATTAATGTTAAACAATAATCTTTTAAAGAATGTAGGTTTGAAGCTGAGAGACTGTTCCTCCACATACACTTCCTAACTACATTCTACTCATAAGATTTTCTCTTATGAAACTTGTAATAATACAAATACCTTTTCTCACCATCAATGTCGGTATTCTATATCAAGTGAGATTATTACAAGAGGTTTCAACTTTTATTTAAATAAATAAAGGGATGCAACACTCCTTGTTAGTATTAAAACTTGTAGTAACTACTGTGGACTTGAACCACAATTAACGTTATGCGTACACATGTCGCACTTACGATAACCTCGCCCATAAAAGAGATAGTTACATACAAGTAAGAAATCCTTAAAATCCCTAAGTAGGATAACTTCCAGATACATTTAATACTTTCTCAAGGTATTAAACAAGTTTGTGTTATTAACTACACTAACACTCTTTTAAGTTCTTTTACTTATGTAGTTATATAACCTGTACAAGTTATAATAAGCACTTAGGACGCTTTCTATAAGCGGTTACAAAAACATGTAGATTTCCTCTTCATCTACAAGAATGGTTTCGTCTCTCTCTAAAAGAGACAATATGTATTCTTCCATAATTAGTTATGTTTTTTTTAATTGTTAATAAATTTCAGTTGTCTTTGATAAGATGTTTTTCTCGATCTTTTCTATATCAAACCAAGACTTTCCATCGTATTCACTGAACACAACTTGCTCATCTTCATGAAGTTGCACTTTAAATAAAGTATATTGTCCATCAGTTTTACACTGTTCAAACAGTTCTTCAGAGTACTCAGGAGGCTCTTCTTCAAAAAGAAACTCATGAGTTACAATAGCTCTTTTAAGTTCATCAAGAGATGGAAAAACACCATAGAATTCAGCACCATAAGATTTTTATCGGCAACGTATACTGTTTTCATAATGCTATTTTAAGTTAATAAAAGATTAAAATACAAGAAAGCTAACATTCTCTTAACATTGAGTTAACATTAGAGTCATTTATGCACCATTTACTTAACATACAGTTAACATAAACTTAACATAAGCTTAACATTAAATCCTTGGATTTATTAAATTTATTTCGTACCTTTGGTGGGTGAGTGGGATTCTTTATTCAAAGAAACATTTCTATATATTTCTTCACAATCTTCAGCTGCTCTATCAGCTTTATCTTCTTCAGATAAAAAAAACCATCCGGCATAAGTAAGTCCTCGATTTTCGCCTTTAATATAAGCTTTCATCATCATTTCTTGTACTTCTTTTTTTGAAAAAGATATATTATCATTTTCCATAATAGTTAGATTTAAAAATTATGTTCGATGTGGTTGTAGGTATTCATGTACTCAATTCCCACACATTCATGTACTTAATTCCACACACTAAAAAGAAAGCCCCGAAGGGCTCTCATGTTACATTGTCAATGTTTGCAAAACGTTTTCCTGATTTTGTGTTGAGCAAACACAAAAGTCCTGCGTATCTTCAAACCACGATACGTAGCTTTCTCCGAGCTTTTCAAGTTTTGATGATACGCGCATTTTCATTACGCCGTCATCAAATGACGCAAAACGTTTTCCTGTGTGCGGGTTTTTTATCAGTTGCACACTACTGAAGTTTTTTTTCTTCATGAATGTTCTAATGTCCATAGCAATTAGGGTTTTAATGTTAGATTAAAGGCACATACCCTATGCGCCCAAATTTTGATAACGGTGGGGGGAGTTGTTTATTATACAAAAACCTCCGTAATATATAAAAAAATTTCAATTTATATAAAAAATTTTTTTCTTTATAAACTTTAATTATGTGATTGCGTTTTCTTATAAAAATGAAAACATGGATTATTACATGGTGTGTAGTTTCAATAGGATATGCACCAACAGAACACAATAACAGTTATTATGAAATTCCTGTATATGATTGTGAAAACAAAGAAGTTTACTTAGATAGTGTTATTGCTTATCAAAGGTATCAAGAATTAAAAAATAGATTACCTGATACAGTTAGACTTACAGATAGTACAGTTGCTGTTTTTAAAAGTGATAATACTGTTACAAATTTAAAAATAAAATGAATATATATCCAGTTGTAGATTATCAAGTAAAAGATTTATTAGAGTTAAAAACAAATATTTACTTTGATAAAGAATCTAAAATTATTCCTTTTGAAAAGCGAATAAACTTTAAAAGTAATAAGGAACTTATTGAAGGGGTTTTAAAATTTAACGCAATGTGTGAATTGATTAAAACTAGTTACCCAACAGATGATTTACAAAAAATAAATAAGCTTAGTAAAAATGAACAAATCAAAAGATTACTACAATTCACAACCAGTTGAAGTTTGTAAAAATTGTAATTCGTTAGCTATTAAGGAATATATGTCTGTTCCTTTATGTGCGGATTGTGGTGCCGTTAATTATACTTATTTAGAAACAATTGAAAACTGGTTAAATGCAAATTCTCGCACAAGGAAAAATACAAACAAGTGATTTATTAAAAGCTTTTGAAGCTTTAGTTAGGAGACAAAAGTCATTTATTGAATATAAAGAATTACACGATGTTAAAGATAGATTTATTAAGATAGATATCGAGAGTGAAGACGATATGTATGTTGTAAGTTATAAATATTTGAAATTAGATGAATAAATATTATACACCTGATATTTCAGAGTTTTATGTAGGGTTTGAATATGAATCTCTACAAGATGAAAGATTACCTGATGAAGATAGTAGTTGGGCTAAAATTACTATAGAAACTCCAAGAGAACTAAGAGAATTTTTAGATTATTATATACATGATAGTATTGCTCAACTAAAAGTTAAATACTTAGATCAAAAAGAAATAGAAAGTTTAGGGTTTAAACAAGGTAAGTTACCTTATCAATTTTTCTTTAATACATATATGTTAGTAGATTTAGGAAATAATAAATATTCTATATCACAACCTTATTTATACGACGATACAGAATTTAGAGGAATTATAAAAAACAAATCAGAACTTAGAAAATTATTAGAACAATTGAATGTCAAATAAAACTAAAAGAGTACCAAATAATCCAAGACTTAATATTCAACTTAATGAAGAGCAAAAAGAGTTTCATACATTATTTCATAATTATGATGTAACTTTTATTCATGGGGATTTTGGATCAGGTAAATCACTTGCAGCTTGTTATGTAGCACTCATGTCTTTCAGAAAAAGACTATTTAATAAAATTTGGATTACAAGACCAATGATTAAAAATAATCTTGCTGCACTTCCGGGTACACTAGAAGAAAAAATGCAACCCTATGTATTTCCGATTATACAAAATTTAAATGTGTGTCAAGCTAAGAATACTACAGAAGCAATGCTTCAAAAAGATGAAATTAGAATAATGCCGATTGAAGTTGCAAAAGGTGTTACATTTATGGATTCGGTAGTAATTGTCGACGAATATCAAGATATGGATTATAAAGATTTTAGAACTATTCTTACAAGGTTAGGAGAAGATTCTAAAATTATATTTTGTGGTTCTAAAGAACAAATTGATGATAAAATAGGTAAGAACTCATGTATTTATAAGACTATAAAATTAGAAAACACAAATCTTTGTGGATACATCACACTTACGTCTAATCATAGAAATGACGCTCTAACAGATATTATTAATTATTTAGAATGTTAGCATATTACTTATTAATATTAGGATATATAATTAGCTTATTTATAACAGAAAAACGTAAAACAAAAGAATATAATGATAGCAACAGAAGTACAAGTAGTAAAAGTGAATACAATGGCTGATGGAACTCCACGTATAACAATTGATTTGTTAAATGGTACATCAGAAGAATTTAAAACAGCATTTGAATTAATGGCTCAAGATACCAGAATGTATTTAGGAACGGTAGAAGAGTTCGATAATGAATTAAAGACTAAAACGTATGAATGAAAAAGTTAAACCTGTTAAATACTTAGAAAAAATATGAGTAATGATTATAGATTTTATTAAAAAATACAAAGAGAGGAATAAAAATCAAGAAATTATTAAAAACAGAAAACCTCTCAACTCCCATGAAATGATAAGTGATTATGTGAATAGAATTAACTTTCACTTATGTTACTCTGCATATTGTCCAGCAACAATACATTTTGGTGGACCACGATATACCGAACTTTTAGAATTAGATGAAGAAGATATTCAATATTTAATTAATAAATATTCTAGAAAATTAAATAAAGAATTACAAGAAACTATAAATGAAAGTACTAATAAAATATTAAATAAATACAATTTATGATTAGTAAAATAAAAGAATTGAGAGTTTCTATAGATGGTTTAGCTCAACTCACAAAAGGATTAAAACCTTTATATAAATATAAAGAAATAGAAAAAGCTGTAGATAGTCTATATCTTTCAAAAGCTTGGCTCGGTAAAGTTCTTTCTGAATTAGGTACAGAGAACCCTTATAAATCAGGATATAAAACTAAAGAAGATATTGTACCTACTCAAGATGTAGATAATGATATTTTAAAATTTAGTAAGTTTGATGATACTAAATATGCAAATTGGAATCATATTGAAAAAGTAGATTGGTTGAGACAAGAAATTCAAAAATTAATTGAAAGTTTAAATAGAAGGCATGGTAGAACTTTAAATGCTACTAATGAAGAACACTTTAATTATAATTATTGGAATGCTATAAACAAGTCATATAATTATTTATGTGAAGTTAAATTTCAACTTGGTTTTGAATTTTCTAGAATAAAAGATGGCAAATAGAAATAGAACAGCTGGTAATAATTATGAACGCTCTATTGTTAATGAACTTAAAGAACTAGGTTATGATGTAGTAACAGCACGAAGTGAATCTAGAAATGCTGATAATGCAGGTATAGATATTTTAGGTGACTTTCCTTATTATATTCAATGTAAGGTTAAGAAAGATTATCCTAAATTAAATGAACTTATTAATAATGATAGACCAGAAAGATTTCAAGATAAACCCATTGTAGTATTTCATAAAAAAGTTAAAAAAGCTAAAACAAGATTTGTAACAGAAGGAGAATTTGTTTCAATGAGAAAAGAAGATTTTTACAAATTAATTAAATAAGGAAAGCTTCCTAAGCATTGCTGGCGATGCAACTGGTTTGTACCCAGAAGATAATCAGTTCGATTCTGGTAGGAAGCTCAATGTTAGATTATGAAAAAGAAAAAGGTTATTAAAATACCAGTAAATGATAAAGATTTTTTTAAATTCTTTTTAAAATTTACTACACCATTGCATGATTTAAGTCCTAGAGAAAGGTCATTTCTTTCAGAGATATTATACAAGTATAGTGTAGAAAAAAAGAATTTTAAAAATGAAGCTGATTTATGGAAAAAGGTATTTGATTATGATACTAAAGTAGAATATTGTGAAAATTTAAATGTCAAGATGTTTTCAATTTTAAATTTAATGACAGCTTTACGTAAAAAAAATATTATACAGGATAATACTATTAATAAAAATTATATGGTTGACATAGAAAACTTAACAAACTTTTATTTAACATTTAATTTTGAATGGACAAAAAACTAGAAAAAATATATCATGATGTAGCAATCAGAAACAACTTAAAAAAAGAAGTAGTAAAAACAATATATGACCATTTATTTATGCAATTAAGAGATGAAGCAAAAGAAAAAAAGAACATTAGAATTTTTAACTTAGGAATTTTTTATACATGGAAGAAATAGAAATTGGATCAGAAGTCTTTTTCAAAGTAAACGATATGAAAGGGATTGTAAACAGTATTACATATTATGAAGACGGGCATTGTATTTATAATGTAAGCTTTGAACCGGGATTGGTAATAGCGTGTAATAAAATAGAATTAATGACAAACGAAGAAAAAAAATTAAAAAATATATTATGAAAGGTAAAGTAGTAGGAAAAACAATTATTACAAGTTTAGAAGAAGAAAAGAAAAAAGGAGATATTATTTTATCAGCTGATAAGTTTGGTAATAAAGGATTGCTTAAAAATGTGCAAGTAGTGCATTTAACAGGGCATCTCTGTGAAGTAGTAAAACCAAAAGACAAGGTTCAAATTAATTTTGACAGGTATTATGTTAAATCGCAAGATGAACAATTTGGTAGGTATAAAAATAAATTAGTAGTACCCACTATTGAAATTGATGGAGTGACTTATGGTAAATTTTCTGAAAATGACATAGAGTATATTTATTAATTATGAACGTTTTTCAAATAGGGGATAAAGGGTTATTAGAAATCTCAGCTGAGGCTTACACTTTATTACCTTTTAAGAAAATATGGAATAAAAAGAACAAAAAGCTGGCTGAAAAAGAGCTAGCTTTTGTTTATTATTTTACAGATTATAACTCAGATTTTAGTGATATATTAAATGAATCAGAAAAGATAGATGAAATTAAGAAGTCTGTAGGGTTAGAAGATCGTTGGGAAATGAGCGTTAATGTTAAAAACGCCATTGAGTTTTATAAAAAAAGACAGCGTACTGCTTCTATGGACTTACTTGATTCAGCATTAGAGTTTAGTCAAAAACTAAAAGATTTCTATAAGTCTATTGATTTAGATGAACGAGATAAAAATGGTAAGTTGGTTCATAACATTCCTCAGCTTCAATCAAGTATGAATCAATTGTCAGATCAGACAGAAGTTATAAGAAAGTTGAAAGAAACGATTACTAAAGAACTTCAAGAAGCCTCTAGAGTAAGAGGGGGTGAAGAAGTTGGTTATTTTGAAAACCCAGAATGATTGTAAATAGCACACAAAGTCCGATTGACGAAAGTCTTAAAGAAAATCTTGATAGCTACGTTTATAATGAGTTATTAGATTGTATTGATAAAATAGAATTTATTAAGAATTTAATTTCTCCCAATAGAAGTCGTGCGTGTGATTTAACTAGGTGGGATAATCCAAATATAAGTAATCGAAAAAAAGATGATAATGGAAAAATACATGTAAACTTAACAGATCCTCACATTTTAGAGGATATGGATTTCTTTAGACAGGCTGCTATTAACTTTGAAGAAAATGGAAGGTATACTGATTATCATCCTTCAAAACATCCTAATTCTCCTTTTAAAAAATTTTGGAGAGAGGAAAAACGTCGATGTATAGAAGGCTTAGTAAGACCTTCCGATGGTGAATGGATTACGGGTTATAATTATTTTTATTGGAATTATTTTCCCATAATGATTGCTGAATCAGTAAGTGATGATGTTGAAAGTAGCTCTATTGAAGCAGATAGAATAAAAGGGTTTCCCAAAGTATGGGATATGGATTATTTGTATTTTCATTATTTAGCACAGTGTAAATCAGAAGGAAAATATGGAGTAGTTTTAAAAACGAGAGGTAGGGGATATAGTTTTAAAAACGCTAGTATTTTAAGTTGTATTTATCAATTTTTTGCTGATGCTAAAGCTTGGGCATTTGCTTCAGATAAAGGTGACTTAACAGACGATGGATTACTTTCTAAAACGTGGGATAATTTAGATTTTATAAATGAGCATACTGCGTGGTTTAAAAAAAGACACGAGAAAGACACAGATATGCATAAGAGGTCTTCTTATAAAGATTTAAATCGAAATGTATATAAAGGTTACAAATCAGAAATACTGGGTCTTACCACAGCAAATAGACCTGAAAAAGCAAGAGGTAAAAGAGGTAAAGCAATATTGATTGAAGAAGCGGGTAGGTATTTACACTTGCTTAAAGTATGGGCAATTGCAAGACCTTCAATGGAGCAAGGCCCATTGGTATTTGGTTTAATGGTTGCTTATGGAACGGGTGGTACCGTCGGTGCAGCATTTGAGGGATTAGAGTCTCTTTTTTATCAGTGTAAAGCGTATCGAGTCAAGTCTTTACCTAATGTATTTGATAAGTTACAATCTAAATCTACATGTGCTTTTTATTGTGGTGAATACATGAACAGAGAGCTTTGTTATGATGAAAATGGTAATTCTGATGTTGTAAAAGCACTTATTGCAACATTTGAATCAAGACTTGAAGTACTAAATGAAAGTCCTGATCCAAGGGTAATCATGCAAGAAAAAGCAGATAGATCTATTACTCCTCAAGAAGCGGTTATGAGAGTTGAGGGTAACTTATTTCCCGTACCAGATTTAAAAGATTATTTGGCTGAAATTTCTCCTAATCTGCGGTCTTTTGTGTCGCCTCATTATATTGGTAGACTTTCTGTAAAAAATGGTACTGTTGATTGGGCACCTTCAGAAAAAGAACCTATACGAACTTTTCCTTTAAGTTCTCAAAAAGATAAAACAGGAGCTATTGAAATATTTAAACAACCTGTTAAGAAAAATTCAAATGAAGCACCTGCATTTAGGTATATTATTGGAGTAGACCCTTATGACGATGATTCAGGAACTTCTTTAGGTTCAGCGTTTGTATTTGATTTATGGACTGATAGAATAGTAGCTGAATATACAGGTAGACCTAAATTTGCAAATGATTTTTATGAAATATGCAGAAGACTTTCTATTTATTATAATGCGTTAATTAATTATGAAAATAAAAACAAAGGTTTATTTGGATATTTTAATCAAAAACACTCATTACATTTATTAGCTGATAATCCTAAATTTTTAACAGACACTGACACTACACAAGCAAATCAATCTTACGGTAACAAAAGAAAAGGTACCGCTCCTACAAAAGAAGTAAACGCTTTAGGTAGAAGGCTTCAAAGAGATTGGATGTTGTCTACCAATCCAGAAGACGAAAATCAATTAATGATGCATACGATTAGAAGTGTTGCATATATTAAAGAACTTATTGCTTGGCATGAAGACGGTAACTACGATAGAGTATCAGCTATGAATATGGTAATGATACAACGTGAAGAAATGTTAAAATACGGTGATACTATGAAAGATGAAACCGTTACTAAAACTTTAGCAGATGATGATTTTTGGAAAAAGAATTAGTTATACTAAATGGTGAAATGTTTTCATATTTTCAATTATTATGTAAAAAAGGAACTAAAATTTTATAATTTTGCAATATGAATTCATATATTGGAAATTTTCCATCTCAAAAAACACCTAAATCAAAAAAAACACCTAAATGGTTTCGTGAATGCATTGACGCTGTTGATAGCTCTGGTTATTTTCACGATGAAGGTGTTAGAACTTCTTACCAAGATAAGATTCTTAACAGTAATCTTTATAATGGTAAATTAGATATTTATGATTTAGAAAAAACCATAAATCCAAATGGTATTGAAACAAATACTATATCTTATGATATTCAACACTATCCTATTATAAATCCTAGAATTGATCTTTTAGTAGGGGAAGAATCAAATAGAGAGTTCAAATTTTCAGCAACAGTGTCAAACCCTGATGCTATTTCAGAGAAAGAAAAAGAATTGGCATCAATGGTACGTCAGAATGTATTAGAGTTAATTGAATCTGATTTAAATAAAGAACAACTCGAAGCTGAAGTAAAAAAGTTAAAACGTAAAGTAAAAAACTTTCAAAGTCAAAGAGAAAAAACAATTAATGCTTTACTAACACATCATAGTAAAAAACAAAAGTTTGAAAACTTATTTAACAACGGTTTTAAAACAAGTTTAATACAAGGTGAAGAATATTATGAAGCTGCTATAATAGGTGGTGAACCAAGATTATTAAAAGTTGATCCTCTTAAAGTGTTTTGGGTTCGTTCAGGATATTCTAATAAAATTGAAGATTCTGACTTAATTATATTAAATGATTATTGGAGTCCGGGTCAAATAATTGATTACTACCATGACGACTTAAAAGATAAACATTTAAAACAACTAGAAAAAGGTTTTGGTTCTTCAGGTAATGATCCATTTGTTGATAAACATCAAAGAGATAGAAAGTTTTTAGCAAATGTTAATTTTTTAGATTCTGCAACAGACCCTGATAAAATAGAAGACCTTATTAATATTGGGGAATCTAATGGATACACTCTTTTGGATTCTTATGATGAATCAGGTAACGTTAGAGTGTTACGTGTCTATTGGAGAGGTTGGAGAAGAGTTAAAAAAGTAACATTTTTTGATAAGAACGGTTATGAAAAAATAGATTACTTTCCTGAAGATTATATTGTAAAAGAAGATGAAGGAGAAACGTTTAAATACATTTGGATAAACGAATGGTATGAAGGAACTAAAATAGGAAATGATATTTATTTAAGGTTGAAACCTAAAGAGTTACAATTTAGATCTTTAGATAATCCAGCTAAATCCCATCCGGGAATTGTAGGTAAAACATATTCTTTTAATTCTTTTCGGACAGTTTCAATGATTGGAACGGTTAAAAACTATCTTTATTTATATGATGCTATTCACGATAGATTAAATAAGCTATTAGCAAATAATCATGGTAAAGTATTAGAAATGGATTTTGCGACAATTCCAGAAAAATGGGATGTTGAAAAATGGTTTCATTACTTAAATAAAATGAAAATTGCTGTTAAAGACAGCTTTAAAGAAGGTAATAAAGGTTCAGCAACAGGTAAATTAGCAGGTAGTTTAAATAATGCTACAAAAGGATATTTAGATTTAGATCAAGGTGCTAATATTCAACAACACATTGGACTATTAGAATTTATAAAGTCAGAGTTAACTGAAATCACAGGTGTTAGTGAACAAAGATTAGGAAATGTTTCAAATAGAGAAACATTAGGTGGTATTGAAAGATCGGTAGTACAATCTAATCACGTTACAGAGTGGAGATTTTCTGAACATGACGAAGTAAAAATAGACGCACTAAGAGCATTTATTCAAGCATGTAAAATAGCGTATAAAGGACGTACTGAAAAATTACAATATGTTTTAGACGAAGCGTCTACACAAACGCTAAATTTAATTGGAGATGATATAAATGAAGCGGATTATGATATCATAATTGAAAATTCTAAGAAAACAGAAGCGTTAAAACAAAAAATTGAAGGATTAGCAGAAGTAGCTTTAAATGCAGGAAATGCTCAATTTAAAGATGTTCTCAATATTTACTTTAGTAATTCTTTATCTGATATGAAAAATAAGATAGAAGATGCAGAAGAAGAAACAGCTGCAAAAGCTCAACAGGCTCAAGAAAAAGAACTTGAATTACAAAAACAACAAATAGAACGAGAAGAAAATAATAAACAAGCAGATAGAGAACTTGAGAATATTAAAAACATGAGAGATAATCAAACTAAGATTATCACGAGTGGTACGTCTGAAACAGAAGCTAGTAAAATAGAACTCGAAAGACAAAAAAGATTAGACGAGTTGAAAAAATTTAATGATAAGTTACAACAAGACAATAAGCATCATAATGATAAAATGAATTTAGAAAAAAAGAAAATTAATACTAAATCTCAAATCAAATGAAAATAGAAAAGAATGATTCATTAGGATTAGATAATTTACTAAGTACTATATTAGGTGTTGCTACTTTTATGTTTTCGGGTGTTTTACTTTTTGTAGATACCAATTTTAATTTAAGCATTTATCATATTGGAGCAATTGCTATAACAGGTATATTATTAACCTTTGCTAAAGATAAACTTGTAGGAAAATTATTAAATAAAGTTAATGAAAACCATCGAAATAGAACATAAAAAAGGAAAAAGAATTGCAACATTTAAAAGTGTACTAAAAATGTTGTATTTAATTTTATTTGCAAAACCTGATTATATTCATTTAGTTTTTACTGAAGATTCTAAATACAAGTTACCAGATCATGAACAAGCAGATTGGAATAAAGTAGGCGGTAAAGGCTCACTCGCATATTCTTTTAAAACAAAAGGTGACAGAAAAGCAGGTCATAAAAATGAACGATTAATAGCTTGGAGATTTTACAACGAAACTTTCCAATATTGCTATTATTATAGAGAAAATTATAATTTTAACTTTACAGAAGTAAAAGATGTTAAACCTTATACACTAAGTGAACCAATTAAATTTAAAGATTGGATAAAAGGTATTAAACCACTACCTTCTAATTTTGGAGGAACTTTACCAGCTGTAAAAAACATAAAGTACTATATAAAATGGACAAAGAATTAATAAGAAACTTTTCAGAAAAATTGTTAAAACTTGAAAAACAGTTAGATGGTTTACTAAGTAAATTAGAAAATAGACCAAACATTGGACAAGTGGGTTCTTTATCTCAAATTGAAATAAACAAAGATGAAATTAACGAGCTAAAAAAAGTAATAGAAAAAAAGAAAAATATACGAAAAGGTAAAGAAATTGTATATTTTGCTATTGGTTCTTTTGTTAGTTTTTTAATAATGCAAAGTGACGAAATAATTAAATTTTTTAAATCAATTTATAAATGAATCCACTAGAAAAAATAATTAACTTTTTAAAACTCTATTTTGGAGATAAAGGTTTTGAATTTGTATCAGATGATGGTTTTTCTGATAAGACTTTTAAAAAACTCCAAACTATTGGTAGTGTTACTATAAGTTTTAATGAAGAATTATCAAGTAGAAGTTATACTAATAAATCACTAGGTGATGGTATAATACTTAAAGGTACTTTTACTAACGTAAGTGTTTCAGGAGGAGAAGTGATAGCTTCTTATTAGTTATACAAAAGATTGATAAATTATTAAAATATCAATTTTTTTGTCGAAAAGCCTTATTTTTATTGTAATTTTGAACTAAAATATATTATTTATGCCAGATGATTTTTCAATGGACAATCTTCAAGACGAAGACTATGACGTATTAGAACAACTAGAAGGAAATGAGGATTATGAAAATGATAATCCCGGATCTACTGATAAAGATGTTACCGTCGAAGATAAAGGTTCAGATGATAAAACAAATAATAAACCAGATAATACTTCAGAAGAGAAATCTTCCGAGACTAAAAATGAAGAAGAAAAAAATAAATCTAATCTTCAATTATTTGCTCAAAGCTTAAAAGAAGAAAGTGTTATTTCTGATATACCAGAAGATCACAAATTTGAATCTTTTGATGATATTGCAGCATTGATTAAAAATGAAATTCAAAAAAACGAATATTCAGATTTAAACGAACATCAAAAAGAATTTCTTAATAAATTAAAATCAGGTTTTGATGTAAATGATTTTATCGAATCAAAAACCAAAGAAAACGATGTTAATTCAGTTGATGAAAACAAGTTGAAAGAAGACGAAACTTTACAAAAACAATTAATTAAAGAAGATTTTGTAAGTAAAGGATATAGTCAAGAAAAAGCTGAAAAATTAACTCAACGTTCTTTTGATTTAGGTACTAACGAGGAAGATGCGTTTGAAGCATTTGAAGATAAAAAAGCAAGACTTAAAGAAGAAGAAAAACAAAAGGAGTCTCAAAAACAAAAAGAACTTGAAGAAAATCAACAAAGAATTGAAAAACTGAAAAGTCAGATTAAAGACACTGTTTTTGACGAAAAAAATGACATCTTACCCGGTGTTAAATATAATAAAAGTGTAGCCGATAAAGTGTATGATTCAATGGTTAATCCTGTTGAGTACAAAGATAATCGGGGAATTTCAGTAATTGAAAAAGCTCGTTCTGAAAATCCAATTGAGTTTGAAAAAAACTTACATGCTTTATACCATCTTACAGAAGGTTTTAAAGATTTTTCAGTTTTTAAAGAACCCACTTCAAAAAAATCAAAAGAGTTTTTAGAAAGTTTAAATTCTAATTCAACAGTAACCAACGGAAGTACTTCTTACGATTCTGACGAGTTAGATTTAGATTATATAGAACAAAATTTAGTATAAATCGTTTTAAAATCAAATTAAATGAAAATTAGTAACACACAAATAGTGAATTCTAAGGATTGGAGTGGAATGACTTCTAAGAATCACTTAGGTGCTATTTGGGAACAAAAACCACAATTAGCTAGTAAAATCACAGGTCGAATGCTAGCTGAAAGCTACGGTACGAGTCTTGACACAATGTTAAGTGAACTACCTATAAAAACCTTAGAAACAGATGATGATTTCACATGGAGTCTGATTGGAAACAACGAACAAAACATTTCATTAGTTGAAGCTCGTTTTCAAGGTTCTGTTGTAACTAGCAGTGACGTAAATGTTGGTGCTAACAAACAATCTTTCGAGTTAGTATTTCCAAAAAGATGGTTCTCTGACACAGAAGTTATTGTTGGTGAGCAAAATGAAAGATACCCTATTCAAATTATCAATGAGTATAGTGAAGGAACAAATTCAGTATATGAATGTGTTATGTGGGGTACTGATGCAGCTACTACTGGTATGCCCGGTGAAGAACTAGTTGCAGGTAAAAAATTCTCCAAAGAATACGCTCCTGTTGAAGAAAGTCTTTCTGTAAGAGGTAGTGAGACAAGTTTTACTTCTCCTACTAAATTTCGTCAAACCTTTACTAGAATTCGTAAACAATACGTTGTTCATGGTAACATGATTAATCGTAAGTTTGCAGCTACTTTTGAAGTAGTAGGTAAAAACGGAGAAAAGAAAAGTTTCAATACTTGGTTGCAATATGAAGCTTATGAGTGTGAATATCAATTCATGCAAGATAAGAATAGAGCTATTTTTTACGGTAAGTCTACTTTAAATGATAAAGGTACTTTATCAAATGATGGTAAATCAGGACAAGGTATTCGTGCAGGTTACGGATTACGTGAACAAATGGAAGTAGCAAACACTTATTTTTATAGTAAGTTTACTTATGATTTAATTACTAACATTCTAACTGAACTTTCTGAAGGAAAGTTAGGTATGGACGAACGTAAATTTGTAATTAGAACTGGTGAACGAGGCGCTACTTTATTTCACAAAGCAGTTAAAAATGAAGCTTCTGGTTGGAGTACTATAGGTTTTGATAACACAAATCAAAATGCTATTCAAAGTACAAGTTCTAAACTTCATTCAAATTCTTTTAAAGCTGGATTCCAGTTTACTGAGTTTGTTGCACCTAATAACATTTACGTTCGTGTTGAAGTAGACAAGTATTACAGTGACCCTGTTCGTAATAAAATAATGGCTCCTAATAACGGAGACTTTTTTGGTGGTGTAGCCGAAGCATATCGTATGGATATTTTTGATATCGGTACTATTGACGGAGAACCAAATATCCAAAAAGTAATGAGTTCTAGTGATCCTGAAATTACTGGATATATTCCCGGTATGAGAGATCCCTATTCTCCTCGTGGTGATAGAGCTAAAATGATGGCCACGTCAGTAGATGGTTTTGAAGTTCATAAAATGTGTCTTTTTGCCGCAATGGTAAGAGATGCTTCTAGAACAGCAACTTTGATTCCTTCTATCTTAGCATAAACTAAAATTAAATAATTCATGTCAAAAAACAGCGTTTTAAAAAACAAAAAGATTATTGTAGAACCGAATGTTAAACCAACTTCTTTTATTCCTGATGTTGGACATCGTTCTTCTTTTTTAGCACCCGGTGCTAAGAACAGATTTGTAACACCTATTGATAAAAAAACAGGCCAATACAAAGAAGTGTTAACGGAAGAAGAAAGAAAATATCTTGAAGAAGAGGTTTACAAAAGAAGTTTATCTGTTCGTGAACGTCATGATAATTTTTGGGATACTTTTGAAGTATTGTTAGATAAAACACCTAGAACTTTAGATTTAAGAAATCCAGAAGATTTGATTACTTTTAAAGTGTTAAAAAATAACACTTTGACAGTAGCGCCTTCTAAAAAAGAATTAGGTAATAAATTATCATATCGATACTACTTAAGAGATGTTGAAGAAGAAGCCTTACACGAAAAAGAAGAAACAGATTACGAAGAAAAAGTGTGGGAACTTTTTTCTGATTTGAAAAAGGATCGTGTTCAAATGATTAATTTCTTAAAAATTACAGGTAAGTCAATAAGTTCTTCTACAAGTGATAGTTTTTTAATTAAGCAGATTAAAGATACTTATATTAAAGGCTCTAAAGCAAATATGAAGTATTTTTATGAAACTCTTACTGATGCTACTTTTGACATTAAAGTTCTTGTAACAAAAGCTTTAAATCAGCAAATAATTGTAAAAGAAGGAAATAAATATTATTTAAAAGAAGGTGATAAATTAGGTGACACCTATGGACAACTTATTAAATTCTTAATGGATAATAAGAATCAAAGCATTAGAGTATTAATTGAAGATCGAGTTGATATATGACACTCGCTGAATTTGAATTAGAGTTTATTAGTTTGTATGATACATTAACTAGTAACTCTGCTCCACCATTAGACGAATATGATATTTCACTAATGTTAACTTATGGTCAAGAAGAGTATGTTAAACAAGCATACTCTTTTCTTGATAAATCAGAAGTTTATCGTAGAGCAATTTCAAATTTAATTGAGTCCGATGTTTCAGCAACACCTTTAAATTATCCTAGTGACGCAACAAATTCTCAATCACGGTTTTTTGAGTTGAAAAATGATTTAATGTTTATTTTAAAAGAAGAAGTTACTTTATCTTCTAGTTCAACACTCCTAAAAAATAAAAAAACGAGCGTTGTACCATATAAATATGATGAATTTGATTACCAGTTTAAAAACCCTTTTAAAAAACCAAATGAAGAGCTTTCTTGGAGATTAGATTACAAAAAAATAAATAATAAAAGGTTGGTTGAAATACTAACAATTTCAAATTCAAAACCTTCAGAATATAAATATAAGTACATACGATATCCTAAACCTATTATAATTAAAACATTAAGTAACAGTATCAATGGTCTTACAGTTCCAACAGACTCTGAATTACCAAGTAATACACATAGGGATATTGTAAAATTAGCTGTAAATCAAGCATTGCAAATAACAAATAATATTAATAATAAAAATAATTAAAATGTCTGAATTTCAAAAATCAACAAAACAAGTAGTCGTTGCAAACGCAACTAGTGCAGCAACTGAAACTACAACAAATACTTTTAGCGCAGATGCTGCGGTTGGAGAAGTAATTGCGGTAGAAAAAGATGGTACTGCAATTGCGTCAGGTAGTAAAGAAATTGCTATCGTAGCAAAAAATGACAACGGTGATTTAACAGTATCAGAACCTATTAAGGTAGCTGATATTCTTAAAGTAAGCGCAAAAGCTTATTCCGCGCCAACAGAAAGTATTAAATATGTAGGCTTTAACGGAAGTTCAAATTCAATTCATGTAATTGAAAATAACTTTTACACTGTGAATTTGGAAATGTATAATTTTGGTGGAACTTCTACTGAATTAAGATATCGTAAAGCTGGTTGGTATCAATCACCTGCTGCTGCTAGTCAATTAGGAATTGCGGAAGGTTTACGTGATTCATTAATTCGTAACTTTAAACGTGAACCCGAAGATAGAATTAAGTTTGAACTGGTAGCTTCTACAGGATCTGATGCTGCACTGGGTACTAGTGTAAACAATGTAGTATTTACAAAAGGCTCTAAGTTTATTACAGCAGACGATATTGATGATGGTACAGGTAGTGCTGCTTTAGATGTTGGTGACTTACTTCGTGTAGGTACATCTGCTACAGATCCAGTATATCGTATTACAGCAATTGATACTGCAAACAACCAAGCTACTTTAGATAGAACTTATGTTGGTGAAACAGAAACTATTGCTGATACAGGACTTAAATTTGTAGAAGCTGATGATACATCTTCATTAAAGTACGGTGTTAAAATGACAGGTAAAGAACTTTTTTGGTCACTTGGAAAATTCCAATACGAAAAATTTAATTTTACTGTAACATTAGATGACTGTGGAACTACTGAAGTAACAGAAAGCCAAGCTTCCTCTCAAGGTATTGGAGCAGGTAAAAGAGTTGCAGATGATGAATGGTTTGCAAATGGAAACTTTGGAGAACTGTATCGAATGGGAGAACCCGTTTTGTATGACTATCGTTCTGTTTTATTTGCAGATAGTTCTAAAAAATACGATGTTGTATCTATAGATTACTTAGGAACTACTCGTACTGGATTTCAAGAAAATAAAATCCAACGAAATATTACAGTGTATTGTAACGCAGGTGCTAATGGAACCGATCATACAAACACCAACGTTCTTATTACTGATTTAAATACTCCTTCCGACTTATCTGTAAGTACTCTATAAAATAAGGGGTTGTTTTATACAACCCTTTTTAATTTTTTATTATGACAAATAACGAATTCAAAAATTTAACATTTGAGGAATCTCTTTCAATTTTAAAAAATTATACGAGTTCTGAAATTCCATTATTTAAACAAGTATTAACAAATATATTTGAAAATATTGGAAAACAAGTAAATGTTCAGAGTTCAAGATATATTAACAAAGACGACAATAATAAAGTATTAAATAATACAGGTACTTCAAATTTAACATTTAAAGTATCAGATAACTTAGAATTTAAGAATTTAGACTATGTTGATTTTCAAAAACTTAATACTGGTAATATTGTAATTACTTCTACTAATGGTGTAAACCTAAATGGTAGTTCTAATAACACATTAACTATATCTTCTGATTATGCAGGAGCAAGGTTAATAAAAAGATCTGATAATAATTTTGTTTTAATAGGAGACTATGCGTAGTATTACTCATTTTTTATCTAATTCATTACTAACACAAGTAGTAAATTCATTAAGTGATGTTGATAGTACTGTGTTAAGTTTATCTTGTTTAAAAACACAAATAGACAATAGTAGCGACGATGGTCAAACTAACAAAGCCTTCCAGATCAAAAGCGAACTAGAAACGGCTAGTGCTACGCCTATAAGTCTAACCTATATTTATCAATCTGTTAAAAATAATTGGCAATGAGTTTGGGACCCTTCACAACACTATTAGTAGCCGCTACCGAAGATGGCGCGGACAAAGGCAAGGTGCATTTTTACAACGACCAGGCCGCCGCAGGCAGCAAGATTATTAAGGGGAATTTCACCCGCCCTAATACCGCAGAAGATGCTGCAAAAAGCGGAGCCGTTGCGTATCGTAACGGCAAGTTTATCACGTTAGCAGAAGATGAGCCTAATTGGAGTGAGCCGTTTGGCGAAACCGGGTGCGCTGAATTAGTGGTGAATCCAAGCCGAAAAAATTACATATTTCCTTCTAATGATTTTACAGATAGTGCATGGAGCAAGCCTGACGGAGGTACGGGAAGTGAAGTGGTAATAACTTCAAATTACGCTATGTCACCAGACGGAACGATGAACGCTGACAGAGCGCAATTCAATCTGAATGGAGGTACAACACCATCTGATTTTTCATTCCTTCGCTATGAAAATATTCTAGTAACTGCTCAGAACAACCGATCTATATTCCTGAAAAGCAATACGGGAGCTTCATTTGACCTATTGTTTGGGTCAAATCGTCCGCCGACCGCGTTTAAAAAAATTACTGTTACAGGAGAGTGGCAGCGGTTTGACGTAAACCTAACGCCTACAGGTAGTGATTCCGATTTTTATCTTGGTCTTAGAAATTTGGTTGGCATCAATGGATTTCCGGACTCCGCAGACGTGCTTATTTGGCAAGCGCAACTAGAAGAAGGAAACTACCCAACCGACATTATAAACACAACGACATCATCCGTTACACGTTCTGATGAAAAAGTCACGTTAAGCGATATAATTAGCAAAGGACTCATCTCAGCTACGGAAGGAACATTTGTAATTAAAATAAATAGCGTAGCGCGGTTGCGGGAATCATCGCATACATTCTTTCAATTAGGCACTACGGGAAACCGAATATATATATATATCAGCACCACAAGTGATTCAAGGCCGGGTGTATTTATACAGGATAGCGGCGAAAGCACCAGCTACGCATTAACCACAGATAATTCACACATAGCCTTAACCTGGGGAGCATCGGGATGCATTATTAGCGTTAATGGAAACACCGCATTAAGCACGTCGCAAAATTTGGACTTTAGCGCAAATAGCGATTTAGTAATTTCAGGAAAAAATGGGAAAAATCAAATAAATCTACTAAAGTTTAGCCCTTTCGCATTAACGGAAACAGAATTGAATAACGAAACATTATGAGCAAGTATCCCCGCATATTATTAGCAGGAAGTTTGTCAGATTTAGAAGCTGATCTGACCACCTTGCAATCGCACTTTGCCGCTGACAGTTACTTCCCGCAACACAACAATCCTTACAAAAAAGTAGTCACACCTGCAACGTACAACGAAGCCGGCGAGGTAGATAAAGAAGCGGTGATAGGTGAAGACTACTACTGCAATGTTATTTTACCTATTGAACATGATTTTGATTTGTCGAATTTAAAAACGGTGCAAGAGTAATATATGAAAATAGAAGTAAGTTCAGATTTTAAAAAAATATCATTAATTGAACCAGATGATGCTTCAACTTACAAAGTTGTTGAATCGTATTTAAATGGTACTTTGACATATACACAAGCAGATAATGGTTCAGCAACTATTAATGGTACCACATATACTACTACTTCAGGAGCCAACGATTTAAATTTTGCATCAACTACCACTACAATAGGTACCGAGTTTATACACACTATAAGTAGTTCTAACTTAGGTGAAAGTTCTGAAAGACTTTTTGATGGTGTTTGGGCGTTTAAAATATTAAGTTCTGATGGAACAATTCAAAATATTGGTGGTATTGTACATTACGAAATAGATTGTTGTATTGCAAATAATTTAGATAGTGTTTGTTCTGGTAATTGTTTTATTGAAGATGTTTTACAAAAAGGTGCTGAAATAAGAGCTTTATTGTATTCAGCAAAAGTTTCCGCAAAATTGGGTGAATTTAGCAACGCGTTATGTAAATTTGAAATTATTAAAAAGCTTTGTGAAAAATGTTCATCGAAAATGAAATAAATTCTTTTATTACTACAAAAGAAAGTTGCATTGTAAAAGAAGCTAATTTAGTATGTAATAATATTAAAAAAGGAAGGTTTGAAATAGATGTTCAAAAAACTTCCTTTTTTCAGACGGCTTCTTATTTTTTAACTTCTGAATGTTCTTCTGAAGATGTAAAAAACTTATTAGTAGATGTCTTACAAGATTTATGTTCAAATTGTAGTGACGTTTCTACAAGTGTATTACCTTCTAGTATTGTAACACCACCTTTATGTGGAGACGGAGCATTAACAGATGAAAGTGGTAATTTCATATTGGATGAAAATAATAATTGTATATATCCTGAAGAAAGTACACCAGAGGGAACACTTACTGTTAATTATTTAACTGGTTTTGAAGCTACTTCTGGAACACCACCTGTTGATAGCAATGTGTATGTTGAAGGAGATACATATATAATTAAAGATAATACTGGTAATTTAACTTGTCCGGGAAAAACTTTTGTTGGTTGGGATAGAAACGCTACTGTTAATAACACCCAAATACCTGACTATTTTCCAAATAATAGTATTATAATTTCTAATAATTCTCTTATCTTCGGCACAAAGACACAACTTAATTTAGTACCTAAATTTATATGAAACTTTCAGATTTTACTTTAAAAGGAATGACCTCTTTGTTAGCGTCACCTTATTATGATTCTTTTTATATTGTTGGTCATAATGAAGCTGGTGGAGTAGAAGATAATATTAAAATACAATTAAAAGATTTTATTGCTAATATAGTAGGAGCAGTTGTTGAAAACGATACTTTATCTTCAGAAACAACATATACTATATCAGCAGATGTATCAACTGTTAACGAGGAAAGAATATTGGTATTTGTATCAGATGGTACACTTTCAGCACAAAGTATTCCCGGAACAACAATAGATACTTCAACAGGTTTAGTAACATTTCCAGTACCAATTACTGGTGATATAAAAATTATTATTTTTAGATGAAAAAGTTATTTTACATATTATTTACGTTACTTAGTTTTAATTTGTTTAGTCAAACTATTAATACTCCAACACATCGAACTTTTCAATCTGGTATAATTGTTGAAGATAGTTTAATAATAGACTACGCGGGTACAGCAGATACTTTAATTTTATGGACATTACCTCTTAGCGGTAAAGTTGATACGGTTGATTTAGCTACGTTTAGAAATTTAATGAGAACAGGTGTAACCGATACCTCCATATTTTCTAAATATCAAGGCAAAACCATTACCCGCAATTTCAATACCTTGGAAGGGGAAACTTGGACTACCTTTAGCGAAATATTCTTTCCCGCTGAACCGCTTACAGCCAGCCTTACCGCCACCTTTCGGGGCAGCACTAGTGGAAGTAATTTTATCGTTCAGAAAAGTACTGCTGGTATTGATAACGCTATTGCTAACTGGACGGTAACCCGCCTATCCAGCTCCGATACCATTACCACCATTACCATTGAGGGCGTAGCTCAAAACTTCACCCAGCCTGATACCAGCGCCAGCGCCACGGGTCAATATACGCTTACCTTTCCCATCAATACCAATTTTACCATCAACTTACAAGCCACCAACCCTACCGGCACCGTAAGCGATGCCTTATCTATCTATTACCGCAATTCCAATTATTGGGGCCTGGCCAGTAATAATAACCCCAACGATAGCGAAATACAAGCCCTAACCAGCGCTTTGCGCACCAACCGGAGCGAAACCTTTAGCGTAAGCCCCTCCCCGGAGGGCTACGTGGTACTGGCCTACCCAGCGAGCTACGGCGATTTGAGTAGCCTTACGGTAAATGGCTTTGGCAGCTTAGCCAGCTTTACCCAAACTACCCGCAGCTTTACCAATGAGAGTGGCTATACCGAAAGCTACCATATTTATGTAAGCAACAATCTTTACACCAGCGACAGCGAAATTATTGCACAATGAAAAAAGTACTCACCTACATAGCATTCATTTTTTCCCTTACTGCTTTTGCTCAAGGCAAATTTGGCAGCAGCGGCGATCTGGAGCCTACCGGCCCCTTTGGCGTGGTAAAGATGGAGAACATAAGCGGCGGCATTCACGTACTGCAAGATACCGCCTTGCTCCCTACTTACCTGCGCGATAGTGCAGCGGTGTATCAGAAGAAGGATAGCAGCTTGTATTATTGGGATCAAGGAAATTGGAGAATATTTGATTTTCAGCATTACTTTAAAAATGTAGATACGATTAAATTTAAAGCTAATCATTTTATATTTGATGGAATTAATGATAACAATCTTATTTTAAATTCAGATACGGAGACACCTTATAATAGTGAGATCAGATATACATTAAATGAAAATAATCAAGTAGCTTTTATTAGGTTTATAAAAAGTGACAGTAGTTTTGTTTTTTTTAATGTAGCAAAAGGAGGTTCTCGTATAAATATTAAAGATACAGTACATATTTTAAGTACAAAAGGAATCAAGAACCAGATCGGTAATAAAATAATTTGGTTTACTAAATATCTTGGAGAATTACCTATGATTGAGGTTAATGACCATTTGTTTTTAAAGCCAGGCACAGGAAAAAGTGTGCAAGTATTTGGGTCTTTAATTCAAACAAATAACGCTACCCTTGGAACTGCCTTAAGAAGATGGCCTATAATTTATTTAGATGATATAGATATTAATGGAAATATAATCGACGCCAACGGCCTTTCCCTTACCAACGGTCAAACATTAATAAGCGATGGTACCAAAATGAATGCGGCATCTATATATAATCGTATTCAAGTAGATAGTGCGATTGCTTCAAATATTGCATCAGGTATTTCTTTTTCAGACACTCTTACTACCATAGCCACTCGATTTGATGTTAGTGCAATAACGTCTTCAGGTATTACTCGAATAGAGTTGGGAGATACTTCAGCATCTATACGAGCAGATATACCAACTAATAATAACGAATTAACAAATGGAGCTGGGTATATAACAGGTTACACAGAAACAGACCCAACATATTCTGCAAGTCAGGCATCAAATATTACAGCAAGTGATATTACCAATTTAAGTAACCTTTCAGGCATTAACACAGGTGACCAAAACTTGCAATCTGTTATAAGTAATGGTAGTTTTTATGAAGGAAATAAGAGTATTGAAATATTAACTACTGATGGCATTTCATTAGGAGCACAAAAGAATTTAAATTTCACCGCAGATGAAGGAATAACTATTAATGGTAATTTCATGGATGCTAACTCCCTCTTTCTTACCAACGGTCAAACCCTAATCTCTGACGGCAGCCAAATGAACGCTACTAATATCGAAACCTACGTGCGCGATAGTGTGGCGGATTATATCACGGTTACCACCAGTAGCATGAATTTTGGCAACAGTATTGCTAGCGGCGGAGATACAGTGGTAGTGTATTCCGTGCCGGGCATACAGCCAGGCGATGCTATACAACTCACTCCTACCGAAGCTTACGGCTCTGCAAGTAATTTAAGCTACCTACCGTATGATTCTTATTACAGTGGTGTAGATCAAGTAGCTGTTCGCTTTTACAATCCATTTTCAGCCGCTCGAACCCCCGTAGATGTTCAATTTTACATAACAATTATAAAAGCAAAATAACCATGAAAAAAGTAATTTTATTAATAGCCTTAGCTTTAACATTTGCCGTAAGCGCTACCGCTCAGCAAGCCCCGGTAGATACCGTAGTGAAAAGGCTTAACCAAAGCAATCAAATTGCCGAAAAGATCAGCAACGATACGGTAACCGGCTTTGAGCGCTATGTTCAGGTTACCAATGTATTTTGGAACATGCGGCAAAAGCAGTTCAAAATATACTTTCAAGTACACAATTATAGCGGCACCCGTGCTATATATAGTTACCGCGTAGTGCAAACTCTTAATAATGAGGAGCAGTATTACCCCAGCGGCGATAAAGCTAGTCCCCAGGATAGTATAGCCAATGAACAAGGTGCGCTGGTAAGCAAGATAGATAGTCTCGGTACTCTAGGTCAATACAACCTGCTTTACCAAACGGTAAGTAGTGGGCAAATTGATATCATACCTTTGATACGGGCGCAGATAGCCAAGCTAGATAGTCAAAATAAATTTTACCAATAAACCAGTGCAGCTACCCCAAGCTCATATTGTTCCCATATTAATACCTAACCAAGGGCAAGGCTACCGCTTAGATCAGACTTTTACCAGCCACGTAAGTCACGGTAGTATAGTGGTACCTTCGGGCTTTGAGTATGATGGCGGCAGTGCTCCGCGATGGACTTGGAGTGTATTCGGTATGCTTCCCGATGGTATTAATCGCGAAGCGGCCTTGGTGCATGATTATCTATATCGCTACGGGGTGCCTTTCAGCAATCGCTTATTGATTGATGCGCTCTTTTACACCATGCTCAAGGATTATGGAATAGATCAGCGCCGGGCTAAAGTAGCCTATTATGCGGTTCGTCTATTTGGTGGCCGACGGTTTAAAACTACAAGAATCAGCAAACTATGAAAATGACGATTAAAGAATTGCGCTGCGAAATAGAGGAATGGTTTAGCACCGCCTGGGGGATGGCCATTATGGTATTGGCTACGCTATTGTTTTTTGGATGGATCAATATTGATAATCAGGTAGGTTATGAAGTGAAGCAATGGCATTGCTTACTGGCCTTTATAGCCGGCGGCGTATTTACCTACGGCAACCCCAAGCAATTTTTTACCGAAATAGGTAATAAGGCATTATCCTGGATTGAAAGTAAAATTAAAACTAAACAAGAAGCTTAAAATAATATGACTAAAGAGCAGGAAATATTATTAGAAATACGCAATATCAAAAGCGAAGTAGAAGCGCTCAAGCACTATATGTATACCGATAAAAACACCGGTCAAGAAGGGGCCATAGCACAATTAAAGACTAATGAGAATCGTATTTCTAATTTGGAAAAGACTGTCAAAATAAATTTGGGCAAAATGACCGTTGCTATTGCAATATTCAGCGCCATAGGCGGTATGATTTTGGCTATCAATTTTAAAACTCCTCTAAGCAATGAGCAAATGAAATAAACAGTAATCATAAAACAATTATAAAAGCAAAATAATTATGAAAAAATCTTTCATATTAAATATAATTTTAACTATTGTTGTAATTTTTTTAGGTTTTAGATATTTTAAAGCTTTAAATGATAAAAAAGATGCTATATCTAATATTAATGCTTTAAATTCAAAAGTTGTTGAAACTAAAAATAAATTAGGAGAAGTTAGCCATAAGACAGAAATACTACAAACAGAAAATACAAAGTTACTAGAGAATGTAAATGTTAAATCAAAAGAAAACAAAAGACTTAAAACTCTAGTAAAAAAATATAAATCTGAAATTAAAAAAGGTGGTTCAGTTACTGTTTTTAATGATACTATAGTTATTGAAAAAACTACTAACGTTGTTAAGAATAAAGATACAACTACTTTTGGATATGTTGATAAATGGTTATCATTATCTGGAATTGTTACAGATAGTTTAAAATTTAAATTAGATTTTAAAAATGAATATTCACTAATTATAGGTGAAGAAAGAAAAACTTTGTTTAAAAAAGTTCCTTTTGCGTTAATAACTAATCGTAATCCTTATGCTACAATTACTACTTTGAAAACGTATAAAGTTAAAAATAACAAAAAGAAAATACAAATTGGTTTTTCAGCTGGTTACGGTATATTTATTAATAATGGAGTTCAATTAGGACCCGGTGTAATAGCGGGAATAAATTATAATTTATGAGTTCATCAACAAAATTTTCAGAATTTGATACTTATTTATATAGTGATCTTAATAATGCATTAAGAAAAAATGATACTTTTGTAGTAGGGGTTGACGAAATATCAAGTAAAAATATTAAATTTAATTTTCAAGAAATATTAGTAGGTGCTAGTAATCTTGGTACTGGTAAAAAAGTATTTAAAAATAAAACTAACAACAAAGATTTAAATTTTAGAAGTTTAAAAGGTACTTTAAAGTTAACAATTGTTGAAAATGCCGAAGATTTAACTTTCGATGTTGATGAAACAGAGATTGATATAAATAATTTAGATGGAGTATTAGGTTTAAATAAAGGAGGAATAGGTAAAAGTTTATCTTCACCTGTTAATAGATCAGTGTTATATTTTGATACAGATGCTTCTTTTTTAGAATTAGGCAATAGTTTTGATATTGTAAGTGGTCTTTTAGAAACTAGTATTAAATCTCCACTTACCACAAAAGGAGATTTATACATTTATGATACTTCAAATAGTAGATTACCTGTTGGTACAAATGGTCAGTATTTAACACCTGATTCAAGTGAGCCAAAAGGTTTAAAGTGGGCAACACTACCATCTAGTGATAACAATAAAGTAGCTGTAGATTCGGGAGCTACTGCAAATTATATTGGAAATAGTTCTAGTACTGGTGCTATAAGAACTACTGCTAAAATTAATAAAATTGATGGTGGAAATTATGTAACACTAGATGTAGATGAAAGTCAAATTGATTTAAGTAATTGTAATAATACAACTTCTTTATTTGAAAGGCAATATGATTCTGGATGGGTTGATTTCCCAGATTATATACTTACTTCACAAGGTATGTATCCATATACCAATAAAGATGCTCCACAATTTAGAATTATAAACAGAGTGGTATACTTTAAAGGTAACTATCATATTGGTCTTATTACTCCCGGTGGTTCTTTTATTACAGATTATCATACAGCTAGACAAACAACAGAAAACAATGTTGAAACCTCACAAACAGGGATAAGTGTTTCTACAGGACAATTAACATTACCGCCATTTCTTAATTTAACAATGGATTCATTTGATAATGACGATTATCGTTTACGAATCGTTAGAGAAACTTTTGCTTCTTCAGATGGTACAACAGTTGATAATGGTAAAGGTATTCGATATCAAGGTGCTTGTAGATTAGGAATGCTTAATTCAGGCGCTATTAAAGTAAGTGATTTGAAAGGAGCTCTTGAAGACCCTTCTTATGCAGCATCCTTTTCACCCGATCATCACAATATACGAAGAATTATTCATATTCATGATACAAATGAGCAGATATTTGATTACTCTGCATATAAAAATTCATATGATTCTTCAGGTTCTTCTGCAAATAATAGTGTTACAAATCTTTCTAGTTATCATATTACACCTTTTGATGGAAGTGACGCTATAACATGGGGAGGCGCTAATATCAATTTAAATGGATTTCAAGCATTAATAAGCAATACTGTTTCTATTGAAACAATAGTAAACGCTGTTGCACTAATATCTTAAAATAATATGAGACTAAGTAGAAATTTTTTATTAAAAGAATTTGTTAAATCAGCAACAGCTAAAAGATTTAATATAGATAACACACCAAATTCTACACATGTTAAAAGGCTTAAAGTACTGTGTGAAAAAGTTTTACAACCTGCTAGAAATCATTTTGAATTATTATATGGTAAAGGAGGTTCTTTTATTAAAATAACATCTGGTTATAGATGTAAAGAACTAACACTTAAATTAGGTAGTACTACTTCTTCTTTTCATTATTTTGGTTACGCTGCGGATTGTGAATTATATTTACTTGACAATACAAATAATAAATGGTTTGAAGCAAACAATCTTTTATTTGACTATATAAAAAACAGTTTACCTTTTACCGAACTAATATGGGAATATGGTAACGGAGAACAACCTGATTGGGTTCATGTTGCATACAATCCTGACGATGAAAGAAGTATGATTAAAACTATCAGCTAAGTATAGCGTTTTATAATAAAACATTTATGGATAACGTTGAAAAAATAATATCTTTTTTAGAAAAAAAGCCCGGTTATAAGAAAGAAGGTAAGTTTCGATTGCACGAAATTCTTGTAAGTAAATATAACTATGAGGTATCGTTAAAAGATTGCGCTAAAGCTCTTAGAATATTTAATTCTCAAAACGTAGAAGAAATTACATATAACAAAAAACCGGATGAAGTTCCAGATGGATTTGAAATAAAATCAATGTGGCAAGGCGCTGACGGTAAAATGTTATATTCTTATAAGAGAAAAAATGAAGTAGACAATGCTAATTTAGATAAGCATTTAGAAGCACTTAAAAATTATAATGACAATCGACATAAAACTTGGAGATCAAAAACTGATTGTAGTGGTATTAAAGTACACTCTTTAGCTGATTTTCATATTGGTGCTATGGTTAAAGATTTACTTAATACTTCTGATTTTGACATTACTATTTTAGCTAAACGATTAACTACTGTTGCAGAAGAGATTAATAGTGAAAATAATAAAGAAAATCACGTTTTTATTCTTGGAGATCTTATCGAGTCATTTACAGGTTTATCGCATATAAACTCTTGGAAATCAATGGCACCCGGTGCTTATGGAGCTAATGTACTCATTGTAGCATACGAACTTATCTTGGGTTTCTTAGAGCAAGTAGAAAATCTTAAAAAGGTATATATAGTAGCTGGTAATCATGATCGTGTTACTTCTAATAATAAAGAAGATCAAGATGGTGATGCAGCAAAAATCATATCTTATTTTTTAGGTACTAAAGTTCCAGTTATATTTCATTCTAGGGTTATTTCAACAATTATAGATGAAATTAACTATATTCTTCATCACGGAGATAAAAGTTTTGCTAAAGGTGACATAGCGGATATCATATTAGCTCATAAAAAAGGTGATTGTTTTACAGTAGTTTTATCAGGTCATTTACATACTAGAGGTAAAAAAGAAAGAGAAACTCAAATAGTAGCAGACGATAAAAAATATAGAGCTTACATCAATCCAGCTTTATTTACAGGTAATCAATATTCAGAAGATTTAGGTTTTACCTCTGTAGCAGGTTACTATACTATTGAAAATAGAAATGGTTTACCCAGAGTAATCGATAATCCTTTAATTTAAATTATATGAAATATAATGAAATAATATATAGTATAAGGGAGCAAATTCGAGAAATTGTTGATGATAGTAATATTGACAATAGAGAAATTATATTTTATGTTAATTTATTACGCTCTGAGCTTATTAGAAATCAATTAAATCAAAGAAATAGGGTTATAGATGAAGAAATAAAACAAAATTTAAATGTCGATCTTGTAACACATGAAGCATTATGTACACCTTCTGTAAACGTATTAAGGTCTACAGAACCTATTCCAAATACAATAAACTTACATCATAAAAATACAATTTACAAAATAAGTAGTACTGATGTTACAGATATACCTTTTAGTTTAGTTTCTTTTAACAGATTTCCTTTTACGGGATATGATTATCCTAATTTAATTTATTGTACATTAGATACTGAAAATTATTTATATTTAAAATCAAGTAATAACCTTATTGATCTAATGAATAATGTAGACGTTACTTTAATATTAGAAAACCCTTTTGATGTTCAGAACTTTAGTGATAATTTTGATTTAGATACTTTTGACTACCCTTTAAAAAACGAAGGGTTTTTAAAAATTATGCAAGAAGTAATTAAAATATTATTAAATAAATTAAGAATACCTGAAGATACCGACAATGATGCAGAGAGTAGATAAGTGTTGGATAAGTAAATTATATTATAATATATGCCAAAAGGAGCCAGAAAAGGAAAATCAGAAGAACGTATTAAAACAGAAATAGCAACTGATTTACAATATAAATACTATATTGAAAATAATGTAGATTCAAAAACTAGTATTTTTAGTATACCAAAACGTTTGTACACTAAAATAATAAAAGAGGTAAGTAATGAAATAATAGATTTCTTAATTGAAGAAGGTGGTGAATTAAAATTACCTCATCGAACAGGTAGTTTAAAAATAATTAAATATAAACAGCACTTAAAAAAAGATGAATCTGGAAAACCTATTTTAAACAATTTACCTATTAATTGGGATGCCACTTTAAAATTATGGGATAGTGATAAAGAGTCTAAGGAAAATAAAACATTAATACGATATATCAATAAAAATTTTGAAGTATTTCAATATGTTTATTTAAAAAGAAAAGCGAATTTTAAAAATCGTTCTAAGTATTCTTTTAAACCTACCAGATCAAATAAAATTAAACTTAAAAACGCTATTAAAAATAATAATTTAAACTTCTTTAGTTTATGAAAGAACAAGGATACATATCAACTTACCCTATTATAGATAGAGCGTTAGCTACCATGCAAACGGAAGATATTCCTTTTTCAGATATTATAAGGAGTATTTCTGATGTTCTTTCATATTTAATTGGATATGAAACTTCTGAAAGAGTGTCTGCTATTATTACTATTAAAAATCATCGTGGTTTTTTACCAAAAGATATTTATTTAGTAGATGGTATTAAAAACACAAAGTCCAATACACCTTTATATGAAGTTAGTGATATTTATCATTCTACTACTGAAAACGCTGTTAAAACAAATAGATATGATACTGACGTAGATACTTTCAGTTTTAATGGAAATTATATTTTTACTTCTTTTAAGGATGGTGAAATTGAAATAGTTTATAAAAGAATGTTTTTAGATGAAAAAGGATTTCCTTTAATACCTAATGACATATCTTTTATTAACGCTGTAAAGTATCATATAATGTTTACTATTGCCGAAGGGTTATATATGGTTGAGAAAATATCTGAAAGGAAATTAAATTATTTAGATACTCAGCGTTCTTGGTATATTGGTCAAGTGGAATCAAAAATTAAAATTCCATCTCATAGTAAAATGGAATCTATTGCTAATAATCTTTCAAGGTTAATACAAGATAATTATTCTTATGAAAAAGGATTTAGTACTTTAAATAAAGCGCAACGTTTTAAAAATCAACCTTGATGAAAAAAAGATTAACGCCAGAAAAACTAAATAAAGATATAAGTCCTGAAAAATATCCTGATAATTTATATTTTGACGCTAAAAATGTTGAAATTATAAATTCGGATTCTCAGAATAACTTTAGTGTAAAAAATATTAAAGGTAATATACAAAAATTTACAGTACCTGATATTTTAAATAGTGCTAATCAATTTTTAACAGTTGTAAGTAATACATTAATTGAAATAATTCCGTATACAAATTCAGAGCTTATTAATATTCCTGATTTAACGGACATTAAAATCCTTGATTTTCAGAATATAGGTTCAGATTTATATGTTTTTACTTGCGATAGTGGATATGGTCAAATATGGAAAGTTGGTAGTCAACTATCTCTAGTATATAATAACTATTTAAACTGGTCTTTAGATACACCACTGCGAAAAATAATACCTCGTTTTGAGAATCAAAATATTCAAAAGTTTTATATTACAGATAATAACAATTATGTACGTTATATTAATGTTGCTGAAGACGACATTATAAATAAGAAATTAATAACTCTTGATATTTTTCCTAATTACACTCTAACAAAACCAAAGTTAGTAGAATCTATACCCGGTGGTAATTTTAAACCCGGATTTGTACAATATGCTTATAACCTCTACACTTTAAATGGTGCTGAAACTAAAATATCTCCTCTATCAGAAATGATAAATATTAACCCTAACTTTAAAGGTGGGGAGGAGATTGTAAGTAAAGCTTTTAAAATTAATATTAGCAATATTGATACTGCTTTCAAAATTATAAATGTTTACAAATATTATTATACTGATGAATTTTCAGTACCAGAAGTAAGTTTAATATTAGAAGAAGAAATAAATTCAGATTCTATAACATTTGTAGACGATAATAATTTACAAGAAATAAATTCTTCGTTAGCTGAAAGTTTACTTTTAGGTTCAGATCCTTTTACGTGTAAAGACATGTATGATAAGGATAATTTTTTATTTCCAGTAAACGTATCTTATAACTTTTATGATTGCGACTATGATGCAAGAGCTTTTTCTTTTGATAATTTAGGTAAAGGATTTGTTGAACAAAGAGATGGTTCTCAATTTGCAATATCCGCAAATTTTACTTTTGTACCTGATGAAAATCACGATTGTATAAATCCTTCCGTTAAAGCAGAAGTAGGTGATACTTATTACAATACATTTAGATATCAAGGAGATGGTTCTACATTAGGAGCAGAAGGATTAAATATTAAAATAGAGTTTATAACAAAAGAATTTAAACCTGATAACAATGCCCAACAAGCAAATACTTATTTAAATGCTTCTTCTTATGCAGGTGATTTTGCATTTGATAGAAAAAGCTTAAAGCGAGATGAAGTATACAGATGGTTTATTAGATTTGTAAACGAAAAAGGTCAATATAGTTTTCCTAAGTGGATTTGTGATTTACGCACACCTAATCAAGATGATTTTCCAATAACTAGTATTAAAAATCAAGAAGTAGTTTTTAATGCACTTGGTATTAAAGTAGATGTTAACAACATGCCTTCTTCGGCTGTTGGTTGGCAAATTTTAAGGCAACCTCGGTCAGAAGCAGATAAATCTATAAAAGCACAAGGAATTGTAAATCCAATGTTAAACACTCCTCCAAATGGTTTTGGTAAAGATTACATTGACGCAGGATTACAATCTTCTTATCTAACAAGAACCTATTTTGATTCAAATACTGTTTCTTATGATAATCAAGGCTTAACTATAGATGATGGTATTAGCATGGGTTTTGAAATGCAAACAGCACCTGTGTACACAATGGCTACATGGGCATTGCAATTTCATTCACCTGAAGTTGAATTACATAAACAAAATTTTTCAGTAAGTGATGTAGATTACATTACTATTGTTGGAGGATTAGAAACAAGATGGTCTACTACTTATGAAACAAAAGATGTAAATAAACTTGAAACACCTGAAGATAAGTACGATACAAATAGTGTATTACAACCATCTACGGGTACTCGATTCTTTAACAATGTGGGTGGTTCACAACCTTGGACCTTAATAGATGATAATGATACCAGATATAAATCTGTTATTCGTAAAGCAGGAAAAATGAATTCTAATGCTATTGAGAAATTAGATATCTTAGGATTAGCTAATTTTTCATCTGTTACGAGTTCTGTAGATAATCCAAATACAGAAATTATGGATAATGGAGTAGGTACTCAAACTTATATAAATGCGTCTAAGACAGCTAGTGGTTTTGGTAATTTTAGAGCTTTAACAAATAGTAATTTAACTTTTCAAATAGGTTATTATAGTAGTGGTAATAGATTAGAAACTAATTTATCTAATGTTACAACTGCTTCTTTAATTGGTCAATTTATTGTTGTAGACTACAAAACAGTTGTTAATAATCAATATGGTGGTAATACTTATGAAGCAAAACTGAAAAATAAACCAGTTGTTTCAAGTGATATAGTAACTACTAATAGTGAAATAGAGCTTTTTGATGGGGATACTTTTATTACTTATTGGAATCATCTAAGAAGCGCTTTTTTTTCAAACGGTGATGAATTTTCAGATGCTTCGTTTAGTGAAACATTATTTATACCTATTGAAACATCTTTAAATATTGATTTACGACCTGACAATGAAAATAGAACTTTTTCTGAATTAAGAAAGGTTAATCAATCCATATCAAAATATAAATTACCATTACCTGTTTATAATAGACAAAAAGAATACTCAGTAGCTTTCCCAAAGCCGTTAAATTTTGAAATTATTAAAAAGTATGATAACAGGGTATTAGCATCAAATGCTAAAATTAATGGAGAGGTGAAAGATTCATGGACTCAGTTTCGTGAAAATAATTATTTAGATGTTAATGGTAATTATGGTGAGATAGTAAGTATTAATGAGTATTTAGATAATTTATATATATTTCAACCAGAAGCAATTGCTTTATTAAGTATCAACCCTAATGTACAAATTTCAACAAATGAATTAGAAGTACAATTAGGTAAAGGTTCTTTACTAAATAATTATAAATATTTAACGACTACATCAGGTACGTTAAATCAATTTGGTATTATTAAAACTCCTTATGGTTTAATATATTATGATCTACCTAATAAAAGTTTGAATTTATTATCTAATACTGAAAACCCACTTTCATTAAATGGAATGTATACTTATTTTAGCAACGTGGATGATACGGTTAGTGGAGATAACCCTTTATTAGGAAATGGTATTTCAGGTTATTACGATAATAACAAAAAAGAAGTTTTACTGTCTTTTATTGAAAGTAATAACGGTAATGAATATTCAATAACCTATAACTTTGCTAAACAAGGATTTCATTCTACTTACGATTGGGCATATCCAAATTATATCAATCATCGAGGATTAATATATTCGTCAAAAAATAATATAGGTGGAGATGCGGTAATTAATCAACACTTAGTTGGAGAGTATGGTAAGTTTTCAGGAACTTATAGAAAATCATCTATTACTTTTATTGCAAGTTTTGATTATATCAATAGCGTTTTAGATAATCTTATTTACAACTCAATTGTAGGTAATGATTTATTAGAAACACTGTCTACTATTAGAATTTACAACGAACATCAAGATACAGGTTTTGTAAGTCCTAACGCTATTCGTAAATTTAGAAAATGGAGAATTAGTGTACCAAGAGAAGAAAATTCAAGAAATAGAATGATGGGAAATTATGCATATATTTATTTAGAATTTTTAAATAATAACGACAAGTCTTTTGTTTTACATGATATAATATATAGTTATAGACAAAAGCCATTATCGTATAAATAAAATAATATATAAACTATTATTAAATGGTATAAATTAAATATGTATTTATTTGACTTATGCCATTTTTTTTATTATATTTGTAACTATGAAATACAAGAAAAAACAAAACCAAAAAGAATACAAGTTTGGGGACTATGTAAAAGATTACGGAAAGTTTTTAACCGATTCTGCATTAGCTCCATTTGAAGGGCTTACAGGTAAAGATTTAGTTGATACAGGTGAGTACAATAATAAAAAATTAGGTCAAGTTGGAGACACTCTTACAGGATTAAAGGGACAGTTAACATCTACTGCTTTAAATGTAGCTGTTCCGGGATTAGGTACTGCTGCTAAAGGAGTTGGTAATACCATAGGAAACCAATTAAATGACGTAGAAGATTTACAATCTCAACCCGGTGTTGATGCTGGGGCTAATTTACTAAACAACGCAATACCTATGATGATGTCGCAAGGAGGGTCTTTAACTGAATACATGTCGGGTGGAACACATGAACAAAATCCAAATGGTGGTATAGCTATTGGAAATAATGCTTCTGTGGAAGAAGGTGAAACACGAGATAGTGATTACATATTTTCAAATAGATTAATGGTTAATGAAACATTAGCTAATGAATTTAATTTACCTAAAAAAGCAATAGGTAAATCATTTGCAGACGTTTCAAAAATGTTTAACGATAAAGATCGACCAAATGATAGTATCTCTAATAGAGGTTACAAAAAAGAAATAGAAAATCTTAAAAAAGCACAAGAAGCATTTAAAGAGGTAGAACTTAACAACCAACCTACACAACAATTTAGAGACGGAGGGGAACTTAATTTAAATTCTTTGGAAAAACATCAAAGACAAATGGAAAGTTCAATAATGAACCCTCTATTATATAATGATGGATTTTCAGATAATATTGATACCTATGGTACACTATTAAATAAATCTATGAATCTTCCTGAAGTTACTGTAACAGGTGAAGCACCAACTAGTTCAACTAGAACTAAAGAAAGTATTGTAGACCTACCCAACAAATTAGATAGTGATAGATCTGTTATAGACACGTCTAACCAGATTGGAAATAATGCATTAAAAAGTAAAAACGACGATGGAGAGGGTTCAGAAGACGGAAATAATTATGCTTCTTTAATGAGATACGCACCAATAGCTTCTAATATTGGTTCTTTAATATCTGAATTAAATGATAAACCATCACCTAAACAAGCTTCTAAGTTTCAAACAGATGTAAACTTTGAAGAAAACTTAATTGGTGATGAAGGTGTTAGACGAGATATCGAATCATCTGGTAACGCTATTAGAGACTCATTGGAAAAAAATGTATCTTCTGCGGGAGCACTTGCAGGTAACTTATTAGGTACTGATTTAAATACTAAAAATGCATTGTCTAAAGCTGGAATATCTATTGATAGATTAAACAATGCTGAAAAAGCGAGAGTACAACAATCTAATTTTAGACAAGATGCTCGTAATAATCAGGTAGCAATGACTATTGAAAATATGAATGACCAAGATAGAGCTGTTTATAAAGATAGAATTTTATCTTTAATTGCTGAATTAGGTAATAATGCTGGTGCATTAGGAAAAGAACAGTTTAACATGGAAATGTTAAAAGAAATGCCAATTGGTTATTTAATGAATTTATTAGGTAACGTAAGTTATCAAGGAAAACCTAGCAAAGATGGCGAATAGATATTCAAGTAGACAAGTACCCGTATCACAGTTTCAACCTCTTTCTTTTCAAGAGTTGGCTACTGTACCTATGGCTTTACAACAAAAGCATGATGCTACTATAAACAATGCTTTAAAAATGGAAGAAAATTTAAGTAGTCTTCCTTGGCATCAACAAAGAGCAAAGCAGATAGAACAGGGTTTCAACTCTAACATAGATAGTTTAGTAGGTAAAATTACCGACCAAGGTATTCAAGATATAAATACTACTAATGAACTATTAAAATTAAAAGATGCTAAACAAAAGATGTTTGGCCCTGATTCAGAAGCTGCACAAATAAAAAATGCATTAGCTAAAAGACAAGAGCTTTTAAAAAGGTATAAAGACAATAAGGATATTACAGATAGTAGAGCGCTTAGAGCGCTTTCTAAGTTTGACGCTGAATCCATGCAAGCAATGGAAAGAGGTGATATTCGCTATGATGGTAGAATGCTTAATCCTGAAATAGATTTAAATAAAAAATATACTAAAATAATGCAAGATCTTCCTTTAAAAGAAATTATTCAAGATCTTGGATACAAACCTGACTTTGAGAGAGGAGTGTTTACAAATACAAGAACCAATAGAAGTTTTAAATTTGGTGAATTACAAGGTAAAAGTAAGGAAGAGCAACAAAAATTAATAGATGGATTAACTAATTATTTAGTAAATGCTGGTTACAGCGACCCAGAAATTAAAAACTACATACAAGAAGAAGCATTTCTTAATGATAAATCTGTTGAAGAGTTTGTGAAAGAAACTGTTATACCTACTGCTAATAATGTTGCTAGAACGCAAGGTTTTGAACAAAAAATAAGTAATACTATTAGTGAAAGGAATATGACTAATAGGCAAATTGATGGCATTGTAGGTGGAAAAGTACGTAAAGAATTAGGATACGATGGTATTAGTTTTAAATCAGAAGACAATAAATTAGAGTTAGACGACCCTGTTAAAATATCTAAAAGAATGGTTGACAAAAAGGGTAACCACATTACACTTGATAATTTAATAGAAGTTGAAATTATGGACATTCTTAAATCAAGTGATTCAAAAGACCTTCGTAGAAGACTTTTAAACGAAGATGGTACTTTAAGAAAAGAATTTAAAGAATATTTCATACATGGTTATTTAGAAGACGGAGCACTTAGTAGATGGGCAGAAAGACAAGGACAAAGTCTCAAAGATCTCTATAAAAGTGCGGCAAAAGAAATAGGTTTAACAAAAGATGAATCTAAATTTTTAGCATCAGCGACAAGCGATATAGTTGGAAAATTACGAGAAAAAGGATTTAAATTTCAAGATATCACACCTGAAGTTCGTGAAGAACTTGAACAAGAAGCAAATAGAAAGTTAACTTCTTACATGAATGATAACAATCAAGATGCTATTTCTTATCAACGTCAATATAATAATAATAATGACAGTCGTTTAAAATTTAATACTATACAAACAGTTTCAGAGTATTCAAGAGAATTAGAAAAAGATTGGAACGAACATAGAGATAAAAAAGTAGGTTCACATGATCAGATTGAAACAGATACCGAATTAGAAAATGCAAATAGTCTTAGTGCGATTAACAGAGGTGAATTGTACGTTGTACCGGAAGGTAAAGAACCTGTAGTATTAGAGGGGGAAGAAGTAAGCAAATTTTTTGAAGGAGATGATAGAACTATAGAAAGTATTGATAAAACAGGTTACCAAGTATTTGCAAATGTGCCTTCTAGTTTTACAGGAGGACATGAAATGATTGTTAACACAAAAAAAGGTAGTTATAAAGTCATAGTACCTTCTAGAAATGTAAATAGTTATGGTTTACTAAGAGAGTTTAATGATTTAAAACGAAAAGCTCCTAGTATAAACAATCCTTCAGAAAATATGTCTAGGACTCCTTTACTATATGCGTCAAGTAACAAACAAACAGTACCGTTGTATTTCAAAAAAGTTCCTATTGTTACTAAAGATGGAACAAGTATGGTTTACAAAGGTTACAGAAAAACAAGTGGTTCTGGTAATAAAGCTGTATTTCAACCTGTAAAAGTTAAAGATGATTTTTTATTTTACACAGAAAACGAGCTTCAATCGAAGTTAGTTCAAAGAACCCTCAATACTCGATAATATGACAATTGAAGAATTAGATTCATTACAAGGTTCAGAAAAAGAAGTAGATATTGAAATTGATGATATTGAATCTGACGAAGGAGTAGAAACACCTAATATAGAACCAGAAGAAACCTCTAAAGAAGAACCGTTTTCAATTGAAATAAGTGATGAACCTATAGATATTGAAGTTCCAAATGAACAAGAAAACGTAAGTTTAGATTTTATTCGTGGAACAGGTGAATCTCAATATGATACCAACACACCTTATAGTGTATTAGATGATCCTTTAAAACAAGAAAGAATTCGAGGTAAAAATCAACCTTTTCATCATGAATGGGCAAACGCGGCTGGTCGATTAGCAACTACTGTAGTAGGTAAGGGAATTAGTGGTTTTGGTACTTTGTTTGAAATGGCTAAAGGAAACAATATTGCATTGGAATCTGAAAACGCTCTAATAGAAATAGGTAAAGCTATTACTGATTTTGGAGATAGTACTTTACCCATTTACCAAACACAAGAAGGAGGTTCTATGTTTGGTGATTCTGAAGATTTTTTTGAAACTATGATTTCAATAGGTAGTACTCTTTCAATGCTTATTCCAGCAGCTGGTACAGTAAGAGCTATTTCCGCAGTTGGAAAGTTAGCAGGTAATTTATCAAAAGGTTCTAGAGTTTTAAGTAAATTAGTTAAAGCAGGAAAATTATCAAAAAAATCAAAATGGCTTGCAAATGGAGTTTCACAAGCTGTTTTATCAAGACAGATTGAGTCTACAATGGAAGCTTCTGGTATTTACGAAGAACTCCTACAAGAAGGTCTTTCAAAAAAAGCTGCTAGAGAAGCAGCAGAAAAAGTATATTATGAAAACTGGGTAATGCTGCTTCAAGATATTCCTCAGTATTTAGCAATAGGTAAAATATTTAATCCTCTTACGGGTAAAATGGTTTCCAAAGCTCCTAAGAAAGCATTATTCTCTGGAAAAAATAAATATAGAAAAGCACTTAAAAAATATGGTGTAGTAAGTACGTCAGAAGCAGTTGAAGAAGCATATCAATTTAATGTTGGTGAAACAGCAAAACACGGAATTCGTTATGAAAATGGATTAGTTGATTATGAATCAGTAGGTGAAAAGTATGGAGACATGCTTGGGAATTCTGAATTTTGGAATTCTGTTGTTATGGGTGGTTTAGGTGGTGCTTTATTTCAAGGTATTGGTGATATTGTAAATCGAAGAACTGCTAGAAAACAAAACAAACGTTACTTTGAACAACGTGATAAATTATTAAATGATTTATTTTCAAATATAAGTAACGAAGAATCTCCTGAGATAAATAAAAAAATTGCTAATCTCTATATGACTATTTCAGCTATCAATAATGATAGATTTGATAATCATTTAGAAATGTTAGAAGGATTTGAAAATTTAACACCTGAAGAGATACTAGAACTTGAAGAAAAACATCAAGTTAAAATAGATACCGATAAAGTAAAAGAAAGTTTTCCAGAACTAAAAAAAGATGCTTTAAAATTACGAGAAAGATATTTAAAACTAGCTAATAAATATGGAGCATCAGCAGCTGAAATTGCGTATGGTGAATTACTTGTTGATGAGTATTCTAAAAATAAAGATTTACAGCAACAAGAAATTAACAATATTAAATCTTCTATTCCTAATTTTAATGAACTTTCTTCACACGCACAAGAAAAAATAGATATTCATTCAAAAATAAAAGCATTAGACGTTCAAAGTAATAATGAAATGATGTCTGTTTTAATGGATGATACTATTGAAGATAAGGAAGTACCATTAAAAAAGATTAAAAATAAAATAGATAAACTTAGAGAAATCTATAAAAATGAATTATCAGAGCTTAAAGATGAAAGAACAGATACCGAAAAAGAGATGGATAAAGGTATCGAAGAAGCTCTTATGCAAGAAGGAGAGGAAAATATTTTAAGTAAGTATATTTCAGCTTTGGCAAAATATGATTCTTATAAATCATTACTTAATAAACAAGTAAAACGAAATAACTTTTTAACATCCAGTGAAGGAAAGCAGGAAGCTGTTAGAAATGAAATTAAAACTAAGTTAAGTAACGCTGCAAAAGAAGAAGATGTCTACGAGGTAAAAAAAGAAGCCGAAGAAAGAGGGATGAAATTAAATATTTCTGATAAACTAGCAGAAATAAAAAAGATAAAAGAAGAAAAGTTTAAATCTATTGCTGAAACACTAAATGATCCTAATAAAAATAGTAGTTCTTTACCTGCTGAAGAAAAGCAACTATATATTGATAATAAAGTTGAAATAGATAATTTAGCAGAAAATCTAAAAAAAGTTGAAGAATCTAGTAATCCTGAAACAAGTAACAATGACGATCAACCAAATGAAGAATCTGATTTTAGTCAAGTTGAAAGAGAGGATGTAACAGGTAAAAAGTCTCTTGTATTTGCAGCTGTTAAGAAAGAAATGAATCCTACTTTTTCAGAGTGGTTAGAACAACCTTTTGATAAAACAAATTTAACTCCTGAGTTTACTTATGAGCCTTCTGATGAATACGATTCTATTGTAGTACGGTTTTTAAATGAGGATGGTTCTTATGTTAAACACAATGGAGAAATAGTATATACTTTTTTATACGAAAAAGGAACTGAAAAAACACCTTTATCGAAAACTTATGCTGAATTTAGAGATAAAATAAAATCATTTGGTCCAAACGTTAAAGTTAAAGGTTCTATTACAGGTCAGTCAGCATTACCATTTGCTGAAAAAACAGGTGAATTTTTATTAACTGATGTAGTAGGTCAAGAGTTTGAAATAGTATATACTGATAAAAAAGGTCAATATAGAGATAAAGATAAGAAATCTTTTTTTATTGGTACTAAAACAAAGTCAAAAAGAGGTAGACCGGGTGAAATATATATACCTATTATCGATAACACAGGAAAAGAAGTACCTTTTACAGTAGGTAGATCTAAACTTAATGATGAACAAGCAGAGTTTATTTATGAAGTAATAAGAGAAAAACTAATAGAAGGTAAAGAATTTAATGATGAAATTTCAGAAGAATTAAAAAGTAAATCACCTGTAAATTCAGAATTATTTGGTGATTTAACATATTCTAAAGTTTTAGAATTTTTTGTATATAACAATGTAAATACACATAACTATCCTAAAACAAGATTATATTTTGCAAAAAAAGGAGAAGCTCTACATTATAGTACTACAATACCAGAAGAAATTTCTGAAAACCCTTCTGAAAATAAAAAGCTTCCACCACTAGTAGCTACTGCGGAAAACGTTGAATCAAGTAAACAAAGTATCATTTCGTTTCTAAAAAATAACAAACGTCACAATGTATCCGTAGACTTATTACATAATTCTGATTACGTTGAATATCTTATTTCAAATAAATATATTTATTCAGACAAACCTAAAATATTTAAAACACCAGATCAAGTAAAAGGAGATAATGAAAGTAATGGTACTTTATTTTTTGATTTCTATAGGTTATACACTGGTGCTGAAGAAATTGTCGAAGAGTCACTTAATTTAGAAGAGGAATCAGGAGATAATAAGTTGACAGATGAAGCAACTGATTCACAGTCAGCGCAGCAAACTACTAACGTTCAAGAAACTTCACCAGATAGTAACGTAATTTTATTAAAAAAAGATAAGAATTCAAATTGGTCTGTTATAGTTGAGCCAGATGGTACGGTAATAAATAGTAATACTAATAGAAAGATAACTGATTCCAAACTTATTAACAGAGCACATATTAAAAGTAATTTTATTTCATATGAAAACGTTTCAATAACAAATAAAAAAGATGTAACTTTTACTTATGCTGTTACAGAAGATGATAGAATTATAAATAATACAGAAAATAGTGCAAGTCAAGGAAATGAAATCTCACCTACATCTGGAATAGGTAAAAAAGTTTTATCAAAAATTAATAAAACGGTAGAAGAAACTAAAGAGTCTAAAGATTCGTTATCTATCAAGGAACCTACAGAAAATGTGGTACCTGATTCAAAAAGTGAAACAATGAGTAAAGATAATATAAACGAGTCTAAACAAAGTAGGTTAAGAAGTATAAAAAATAAAAAGCGAAATAAGAAAGGAAGTAGACTTACTTCTTTACCTGATGATGCAAAAACGAATAGCGAAAAAAAATGTGATGGGATTTAATTGTCAATATATAATAAAAAACAAAGCGGGTGAAGAGGTTGTATCTGATTTATACGAAGACCTTAAAACATACTACGCTGAAGATATTTATGATAAAGTAAAGCAACTAAAAAAAGAAAACTTTACAGAAGAAGATGTTGAATATCAAGCAGAGTATCATTACTACTATTTGTTTTCAAACGAATTTAAGAAATGGCTTGGATTTGATTGGCAAAAAGATGATTTATCAAATAGAGAGTTAGAGCTTGTTAATGGTCAAGGTGAACCTAAACTTTTTACAGTAGAAAGAAATGGTAAAACATTAAAGTATTTTGTAAACAAAAAAGGAGAAGAACGTTACATAAATTTAAATAGGTTTAGTGGAATAGATCCTTATATCGTTAAACAATTACAAGAACAGTTATTGTTTTTTATTGTCTATAATCAAAAAGCATTAGAAAAAGCAGGTGTTTATTTAGATAAACCTGAATCTTTATTGGCAAATATTGATTTAATAATAGATGAAATTTATGAATCTTCTTTAGATGTAATTGAAAATAATTCTAATCTTAATATAACAGAAGATGATATTAACGAAGGTATTGATTATTTAGAAGCCTATAAAGAAGACTTTGTAAGAAGTGTTGCTTCTGAATTAAAAAATCTTTCTTATACTACTAAAAAAGAAGAAGAAGAAAATGAAATTGAAAATCCTGAAAGTATTGGTGAAGTTGTAAAAAAAGCTTCTATTCTTCAAAACTCAAAAAGTAATGCCACACTTAATGTAAAATTATTTATTAAATATGGTGTGCCTAAAATGTCAAGCGATAATACATTTGTATATGGTAGTTTTCTACCTATTAAAATGTATGAATCTTTTAACCAAACATGGAACATTTTAGAACCTCTTTTAAGTAACAACCCTGTTACTTTAAATCATGTAAATGGTCAATTAGAATATAGTGATATATATAAAGAAATTGAATCTTTAATTGCTTCACAATCTGATATTAAACCGGGTTTTAAAATACTTGCTGATAAGTTTGCTAATTTACCGATTGAAAAGAAACGTGAATTCAATGTAGCTTTAAACAAAGCTAAAAAAATATATAATAAAAACCAAGTAAAAGTTAATAAGGAGAGTGTTGATTTTAAAACAGTTGAAAAAGATCAAGCTTCAATAGCTAGTATTACTTTTAATAAGTGGTTTGAAGGTGTTAAAAGTACTAAATACTTTGATGGAGATACTATTACTTTTTCTAATATTGACGAGCTGAAGCAAATGGCAGCTAAGGGTGAGTATACTAAAGTGATACAAGAATTAAAAAACTTAGGAGTTGAAATTAATTTACCTGTAATCACAAAAGTAGCAACACTAAATAATATAAAATTAAAAAATTCTTTTGGTGAAGTATTAGATGGATTAAGTAAGATTAGCGGTAAATCCGTATTTAATGCGAACAAAAATCAAGTAAATCCTTTTTCAGAAATAGAATACATTTTAGGAAAATATGCTGAACAACAAGCATATTATGATGGAGTTGCGTCTGAAAATACCACACAGGGTC